AGGACGAGTCGAGTATTCAAGTCACCAACACGCAATCGACGGTCGGTTTGTACCAACACACGTTCGCGTCCGGTACCGTGTTGACCGACGCCGAAATATTGAACGTCATGCAAAAAGGGGGGAGTCCCAATCTCGGTTCGTCTAATTTGGTGTCTCCCACACACGCCAACGCCGACGATCCCAGCATCACGCAATTCGTTTATCGACAAAGTTCCTATTACGGGGGCCAGGTCGTTAGCAATCAGCGCGGTCCCGCAAAATATTTGTTCAATAAAACCTATCATTATACAACCGGAAATTTCGGTGACTACAGTGCTGATGCGTTTACGAACGGTGCTTGGTTTGTATTTGATTTAAGTGTCAGTACTCACATTACACACCTGCGTATGTGGCAAAATCGAAATAACCGCAATGAAATGCCAACCGACTTTAAGATTAAAATGTTCGAATCCACAACGGAAATCGATGCGGTTTTAACGAACAGCGGGGCCGCGAATCAAGCGGACGGATTTAGTTGGGACTACGTGTTAGGCACACAAACACCGGATCGACATATTTACATGCGCAACGGAACGGAAATGGAAATGCAGGCCACCGAGTTTGGGGATCCAACCAACGATCCCACATACAAATACCCATTAAACTATGAAACTACAAACGAGTCAAACGGATACCACGAGTTCGATGTATCGAGCTTTCAATTAAAGGGAAGATACATGGTGATGCGTTTTGTACATACATGGCGTACGAGTGCGGAGTACATGAAATTACAAGAATTGCGTTTGTACTCGTTCACCGCGTCCGAATATAGCTTGGTGACATCACACCTGTCTCCCGCGAACGGTCCGATAACGCCCATCGACGGAGAAAACAGAACATACACCACCACAACCACCGAACCCGAAATGGGATATGTCCAAACCTTATCCAATGGCGACCGTGTCCATTCCATAGGGGGGTGGGTGTCGGGTCGAAACGTGGCGCATTTGTTCACTGATACTATTGGGAATTGGAGTAGAGCGTGGCATGGACCATGGAATGTGACACAAATAAAGGCCGTGTACGAATTCACGACCACAAAATCCGCGAATTCCATGACATTTTGGAACGTACCCAGTGCCTCACATTACGCCGGTCTCATCGCGATCGAGTATTGGGACGGAACCCAATATGTGGCGGTATCCAACCCTTCGGCGGTAGGGTTTACGAACGCAATTTACAACGAAGAAATTACCATCGCGTTCGATACCGTGACCACCACCAAATTCAAAATCACAGTCGATCGACACGCAAGCAACACAACCACGTATGTGGGTTTGAGTGAATGGCGGATCGCGTACACACTCCCGATCGGAGAGTCCATCACCCATACGAGTACGATACCAATATTGGTGGACAACACCGCCATCGACTCGGCGAACGGGTTGGCGTACGTGTATCAATTGACGTCGGCGACTTCGGACCCCAAAACCGTGACCGATGTTACCACGCTCCAAAAGACGTTGGCGAGAGGCGATACGTTGTTCGTGAAAACGCACGTACCATTCGAATTGGTGGAAGGCGTGGAGTACCAATTCGAGCTACACGGGGTCGACCTAAACCAACCGTGGAACGGTGGATTTAACTTGAGTCGAACCTATTACGCGAATTTGTCGTACAACACCAACCCGTCGGAGCCCTCCGTCGTTTCGCCATATTACACGATAAAAATGACTACCGACAATGTTGTCATGCTGGAAGCGTTCACGGACGAGGACCGCACGATCAGAACGTGGACCGTGTCTAGTCTTCAAACGCTATCGGACCCCATCACCCGATTCTTGGAGTTGAACGTTTGGACCACCTCCAATTTGGTGTTGCAGAACGTGAGACGTGTCGGAAGTGGTCCTTTCTTCAACGAATACGACCTTTTGTCCAATCCTCTCACTTCGGTGTACAATAACGTGGGTACCAAAACGATGTCGTCAAATGACACAATTATCGAAGTCGCGGCTGGAAGTACCTCTACAGAAATCGAAATACGTACAGGTATGGTCATCGATTTAGCCAATGTGGGGGACGTGTACGAATTTTATTTGGAAGGAAGAGGGTATACTTCGGGAGTACCAATGAGCTGGCATGGCGGTTTGACCTTTGGGACAAACGTGGCACACAGCTCCGCACCGAGACGGGGAGGCGATGCCGGTTATTATATGGATTTCTACAAATATACCGCCTATCAACCGAAATCGGGCAATGAATACATGTACAATCATTCGATACGCACCGTGACATCCGATACAATTACCTTTCACAAAGAGCAGTTGAATACGGCTTCCACTTATGGCGGAATGTACGCACCTTATTACCGCGCCACGGTGGTCTCCGAAGGCAAACAATTTGTCAAAAATGATATTCGTTTGGAGGCGTTTACCGATGAGTATCGAACGGACAAAATATATACCATTCCAAACGTTAGTAAGTTGGGTAGTTGTTCAAACCCATCTTCGGATGAGGTATATGTCAACGCATGGTCGGTGAAGGGTACCAATGTGGTGGCAACGATAGGACAATTCCGGAAAATTACGGGATATACGCGCGCGTGGCCTAGTCAAAGCCCGTTTGTGGCTCCCGTTCCCGTTATTGATAAATCCGCGTTTATCTCGATGGAGCCATTGACCACCAACGCGTTGAAACATACGTTGTATGATAATAATACGTATGTAATTATTTCTGAAACGAACACGTCAACATATGTTCGTTCTAATATACCGATATCTATCAAAGATGAAAACGTGGGTGATACGTACGAATTCGAGTATGGTAGTGCGATGCCTGCGCACGCCGATGCCACATGGCATGGCGGAATGTCATTGACCGTCCAAACACCGACTAGCACCCGAGCCACCGACGATGACGGTTATTACATGGACTTTTATAGTTATGGTTTAATACGAACGCCATCCGAAGGAAGCATCATCTTCAATTCGGATATGGTGACAACGATCTCTTCAGGAGCCTTTGAACTCAAAAATGGAGAAAATTTCCCGAAATATTTTCGAATGAAAGTGGTTTCGCAAGGGAAGAAATTTACACGTAACGACGTATCCATCGAAGCATACGCGGATGTGAAACGTACCAAGCTGGTGTTTACCGTTCCTAATTGGAGTCAGTTTGCCTCTTCATGTTCGAATCCATCAAGCGATGAAGTGTATCTAAACTTTTGGCTTCAAAATTCAACCACCCAACCTCAAATAATAATTGGGAATTTAAATAAAATACAATAAACCAACTAATTGGTCATATCCATGAACGTTTTTACCGAATTCCACCGGTTAATGTTCGCACCATAGTAAACTCTCAACTCCGTGTGTAGGTTTTTGTTATATTTTTCTATCAACACCAACAAGGGCAATACAAACCGTTGGTTGAACTCAATGGTATCGTCGGGTAACATGCGGGGAAGCAACGGAATGGTTCTCTCTTTGTTCATGGCATTTACAAAATGTAAATGGATCCTCCACGGTCGAAAAACGTGACCTATATCTGCCATTTTCATAAGAAGCGTAAGATATTTCGTCACATCAAAAAAATCATTATTTGTCGATTGTTCCACAAATGATTCTTGTTTCCGTAGATCCGTATGTGAAACAAGAATGGAAAATAAATTTTGATCGAACGAAATCTTATGTTTAATGAATAATTCTTGTGAAATCTCAATATGATGTATTTCGTTGTATGCATCATCTGAACAATACGACGATAAGCTGTGGTTTGATAGAGAACGGTGTTTTCCGCGTGAAGTGTTTTCGAGGTCGGCATTCGTAAACCCCATATGGTCAATGTCATGACAAAGAAGAGCAATACAAAACGTGAACCTTTGAATGGGAGACATGTTGTTGAACACGTTTTCGCATCGTACCAAAAGACATACCCCGAAATGCAGTACATCGTATGCGTGAGTATGATTATGAAAAGGAACTCCGATATGATACAATTTGTAAATGTTCCTAATTAGGTCCTCATAATTTGAGCACCAAACGATTTTCGCATGATCTTGGAAAATACATCTTATCTTTCGTGTCCATTCATCTTCCAACACACATTTATACATTTCATAATTTTGGAAACAAATACGACGACCATATATAAAATCTCGAAGTGATGTAAACATTTTGAATGGTTGTTGTACCTATACTTGCTATACTCTTAAGGTGATAGTACTTACTTGATTTTCACATGAACATGTACATTATCGATGGATTATTTTAAACAATGGAATTGTGGATATATATCAGATTGATTTATTGGTTTGTTAATTTGAAATAACACTCACGACATAACTTCACATCGTCCATCGCACGATGCGTTTGTACCGGGTTGGTCTCGTTCGAATGCAAACGCTTGTGTAATTCAACAAGTTTCGGCCATTTGGATGTTTTCAGAACCAAGGTCGCTTCGATCATCGTACAATACAATTTGATAGTATTACCACTCGACGTTTGGTCGGTGGGTTGGGGAATGCGAGTGGTATCGAATCGTGGAAAGTGTTTAAACTCGGATAATATCATTTCAACATCAAATTTTAAATTGTGTGCGACTAAAACATCGGTTGTTTGAAGAGTGTTGTAGAATCGGGACAACACCTGTTCCAAATCATGTCCAAATCGATACGCATGCTCATGAGTAATACCATGAATGTGGGAATTTTTAATTTCAAAATCCGAAGGGCGTATCAAGGAACTCCAACATTCAATCAATGTTTCCTTATTATCGCAATCGACAAACCACGATTCAACCGCGAGTTCAATAACTCTCGCATCGAACCCTTTGCGAGGAAGACCAGTGGTTTCACAATCAATAATGGTAATAACCGTCATAGTTTGGTGTGTGTATGTAGGTAGTTGCTTACCAAACTTGAGAGTCGTCTTAAAGTGATTAAATTTATTTGGTAATATTAAATGAAATTAGATCAACTTCAATTTTGTTTGAATGTCATCATATGGGGGTTGGTGTTAACCCTGTGTGTATACGTGTTGGTTGATAAACCTAAAAACTACTTTCGCTACGGAACAGAATCCATTTTCAACTCGAGCAGACCGAACTCTAGTATACCAAACTCAAGCGGATCGAAATCAAATCTTGTTCAAAAGATCGTAACCTTAGCAACCGACGCGTTGTCAACGAAAACGACTGAAGGGTCAACGAAAACGACTGAAGGGTCACCGTTGCGAATGGACGATATTTTTGAAAAAGAATCACCTAAAGACAATAATCAATAATTGGTATATGTCGGTGTGTGGCGATCATTGTGTGAAAGATACGTGCGACTCCAAAAGAAGGGCGAATGTTTCGACGACAATGTCCATCGTATCGACACCAAAAATGGCTAGAACTCAAGGAATTGTTGAACAATCAATCGGAACCCACACGAATTCGACCGACGAGTCCATCGGAAGCACTCAAACGAATATACAAGCACGTGGTGCAAATCAGGAAACCGAATGCGTATGAGATTACGATTGAGGACTGCGATGGGGTCATTCGAAGGTTCGGAGGTGTTTTGGCGTATAAGGAAAAATACAATATATTTGCATTCATAAATCAACGGAACGAAATATATACATTGAACGAAATTGGCTTGCAAAAAATACACGAACTCTCTTTGAAAGATAAATGCACGAAAATAACCGCGTTTGATGTCGAGATTTATCCACAAATGAATCGATGGGCAATGATATTGATACACGGGACCACATTGACCAAAGTGATCAAAACACCCGACGACGTCCAAACTGAACAAACAGTAAATCTGAACGCGAACATACTAGACATTTTCATGTTAAATTGGAAAGGGGATTACCTCACGATATATCCTGATGCCTGGTCATCTTCCATGTTCGATTCGGAACATAATTTTGAGAGACACATCATAATCGATGTATTTTACTTGTCAAAAATAAACAAGTATGTTGTTAAATCATACGCGATCGGTGATTCGTATGGAATGTCGGTGTTGATTATGGATGTTTATGCGATGGAAATGATGATGTTGTACGGGTACGCATATGTGTTGTATCAGATCGAAATCGAATCCAATGCATACTTGAGTTCGGTATCGATAAACACCACATGTCCATTGATAACATTCACGTCGAACGAAGACATTATCATTTATATTTACAAAAATAGGCTTTGTATCGCAAAGCTGCAGCCCCCGTATGATATTTACCCACTAAAAATCATACGGGGTTTTAATCCGTTGAACGAGTTTGTACTTGGCATTGTGTATGAAAGTAATGCGATTTGTGTCAAAACGACGCAACATATTTACAAATTTACATTGTTTCCTAATTCTTTAACAGCTTGAACTAAAATGGATACAACTTTAGAGTAGTCGACGGCAAGATACCCATCGGCGCGTTTATGCACCAAACTGGGGAAATGAAGCCCCACCTCTTGCGCGATAAACCCATATTGTGTGTGTGGAGTACCGATTCTGGAGTCCTCGTTCCAATCGAACGTAACACCTCTTAGCTTTTGAACTAGTTGTAACGCGTTACTGATGGTAACGTCGTTCTTTTTGAGACGTGAATCGGAAGGTTGGAAAAAATCGTGTGCGGACATGACACCGGCCCCATCGACAGAGAACACCACTTCCGTTCCGTTGTTGATTTCGAACTTATCGTTGCTGGTGTTCCCGTTCAAATGAACCGCTAATTCATGCGATGCGGCATGGATGGTTCTCGTAGAAATGGAATCCAGCACGATGGACCCCCCGGTTATGTTAACGTCGCTAGAGTCTTGTTGAGACATGGATTGGAGATTATTGTGAATGCTACTAAATTCGATGTTGGACGCGTTCAATGTAAAGGACTCGTCATACTTTGCCGGCTCGATGCAAATGAATGATTTAGCATTATTCGATGTACCCACGTTCACTAAATTGGAATTCGATTGAACAAACACAAGCGTTTGTTTAATATTTTCCGGGGTGATGAAGGAAGAACTTCTGGAGCAAATCGAGAATGTTCCATGTAAACCGACTTGAATGTTTTTAATGTCGTACACGCCGTTATATTTTGGAAGGTTTGAATTCTTGACCAACACTTTCATATCGATTTGTAAGTTCACATCATCCAATGTGTTATTACCATGGTTCGTAAACATCGCATAATCATTATCGGTACCAAACATTTCGCTCATGCTAATCAAATCGTTGTCGTTCGATGCCAACTGTACCCAAACGGAACCAGCATTCAATCCACCCAATCCAATGATGTTCGTTCTTACATTGCTTTGTTCAGTCGTCAAAGAAGGTGTGGGTGTATGGTGCACGTTACCCGTTGGAATATACGACGCAACATTCGAAGCCGTTTGTACATTATTATGATCAGTAATCAATCCGGCATGCTCCATATGCGCATGTAGTTCTTTCACCGCTTCAACCAAAATAGCCACAATTTTAGAATAATCAACCGCTAAATTGTCGTTCAACGTTTCGGTGACCAGGGATGGAAAGTTCTCACGTACCTCTTGCGCAATAAACCCATAACTCGGTCCATTTACGTTCCTTGATTCGTCAATCCATTCGAACGTTTTACCGTGCAGCTTGTTTACTAAAAGCATCGGATTGGAAATGATTGCGTCGTTCTGTTTTAATCTTCGGTCAGACAAGGAGTAAAATTGATACGAACTAACCGTGCCCTCGCCATCCACTTGGAAAACCGCATGTTGTTCGTCCGTTTCAATGTTTTTAGCGCGAACCACAAACTTCGAATCGGTAGTATTGTCTCGTAACTGAATTTGGATTTGATTGGAATCGTTCGCGTTCACATTACCCACAGTCAAATCGGAAACGTCCACCACGCCTCCCGTGATATGAACGTTTGTGGCGTCTTGATATGCCATATTTCCGAAATTGGAATAGGTCAATTGAATGAATTCGACATTTGCATTTATGGCGTGCGATAAAAACGAGGTGTTGTTCATGCTTGCGTCGTGGGGTGATTTTACAAAAATCATCGAATTGTTAATGTTTGCATCATCGGCAAAATCATCGGAACGTACGCACTGAACGATGTTCGCGACGATGGTATCGACAGCATTCACGTCGAAAATTCCATTATAAGTGGAAACATTCGCGTTCCTTATCAAGATTCGGTCACCCACCTGTACGATATGGTTGTCAAGCGTGCGGGAGGTGTCGTTAAACTGAAAACGCACGAACGATTCGTCCGCTGACATCACGTTACACATGTCCCGTTCGGTATTCGTATAATCGACGGCTTTCAAAATGGATGAAACTTGATAATTATACATATTTACAACCGGTGCGTCCGGTCCTCCCATCCAATCGTCCATGGACACAAACATATTTTTCAACGTGTCGATGTTCGCATGCGTAGTCAAGTGATCTTGCCACGTATCAATGGAAACAAAGTGATTTTTCAACGGATCAACGATGGTCGATGGCGATGTTTGTAAAAGATCCAAAAGCTGGTCGTCGTACGCCGATAATGTAACAAAGGTATTTTTAAGATTATCGATATCCACATTCGCGTACGTCGAACTGATAAGTTGACCCACCACGTCGTGGAGGTTTGAATGAGTGACGAAATCATTTTCCAGTTCAGAAATATTAACATTCGCATAGGATCCATTGATCATGTCCGTCACGTTCGATTGAAAATGGGTCGAAATGTACGTGTTCCAAATATCGACGGTGTTCAAGTATTGCTCGATATTGGACGACACGATATCGTTCACTTTGAGCGGAAGGTCGTGCTCCTGTACGTAATCCCGTTGTATATTTGCTTGTAAATGAGTCAAGTTTTCCGACATGTTCTCTTGGGTTACGTACGACGACAAGTTCGCCGTCAGTTGTGGATGCGTGATAAAGCCACTGTCGGCCAACGACGAATCAATACGTGATTGTACATCCGTGGAAGACGAGTTGGCTAATAATTCGTGTACCGTGGATATCGTCACGTAAGTGGAGGACAGCTGCGAAGTCGTGGAATAATTTAGGAGGGTCGTGTTGATCATCGACTGAATAGTGGGGACCGAAAGACCGTCCGAGGTGGACCCTTGTAAAATGTTCTCCACTTCTACCGCTAAACCCGAAATCGTCACGTAAGAACTCGTGAGTTCAGAACGTGTAGGAACATTGACAAGCGAGTTATTTATCATATTTTGAATGGTAGATGTATCCACAGAGGCGGATGAACTTCCCCCGGAGGAGTGCAACCAATTGAACCACATGTCGGTGGACACATAATTTTCTTGAAGATACGGTACCGTTACGTTACCGGATCCGTATAACCGAATCGAATCGTTGATAAGCCGTTGAATGTCCATTTTTTGTAAATAATCATGAGTCACCAAAAATTGAGGGGTGACGTTTCCGTCCGATGTCAATCCATGATTCATATTTTGGACATTATCAAGTACGGTTTCGAGCACATACATCTTCATTTCATTCTCCGTCACCGTATTTGGAAAAAGACTTTCTATTTCTTGTTTGGTGATGAAATCGTTTTGTGTCAACCACAATGGAAGTTTGGCATCGACGTTTGTGAACAACTCGGCGGCGGAATAATACTCATTCGATAACGTATCTTGAGTGACGTATTCATCGAATTTGTTGGTTAATGTCAGGGTAGCCGATTGCATGTTCGAGATGACATCGTTCGCATTCATGTAATTGTCAATCGCAGGCGTTGTGAGATATTCGCCAAGCTTGTTGAACAATTGTCCTCCATGTAACGAATCGTTATAAATATGGGACGAAATGGTGTCGTTCACGGTACTCATCGACGACGCGATCTCCGAAGACACATGCGATTTCGTCGGAAATGCATCCAAGGCTTGAGATAAGGTGACGTTTTCGAACGTGTTCAGCGCATTACTTATCGATGAACTTGTTTGGACTAACGTAGAGTACGCGGACAACGAATTATTCAAGGTGGTCGTAACGTCGGATTGTGAAACCACATCGATGGTTGCCAATGCAATTTTCGAATCCACAGTGGACTCGTTAAGGACGTCCCCGATTTTCGCGTACCCCGTCAATTCGAGTTCCATTTGAACGGTCGACGAATATGGGACCAACGCTGCGGAAATGGTAGCATTCATTTGTGTTTGATCCACCGTCACGTTTTGAATCGCGTCATTCATGCCCGCGATCGTCGCAAAATTAGATTGAATGAATGTTTTGGTGTAAGTTGTATTTTCAAGCGCATTGACATCATTCGATAATGCTAACAGTTGTGCTTGCATATTCACATCACCATCGTCCGTGCTTGACAAATTCGAAATTTGCGCATCGAAATACGAACGGCTTACAAAGAGCGCATCTATGTTTGCCTTGCTGTAAAACATCTGTTCGGTTGCGGATAGGTTCGCTTCCACGTTTGCGATATCGTCCCGTATCGTGTCTAGCTTTCCTTCGACCACACTTTCGGTTACGAAACCGTCCACATTTGCGGTGGGAACACCACTAATGGCACTCACAATCAATTGATTCACTTGGGTGGTATTGGGTATGCTTCTGTTCAACACGTACGAATCCATCACTCCATTTACAGTGTCGTAGGTTACATAGGACGAGAAATCATAGTCGTCCACGTAATTCGAAATCATTTGGTTCACCATCGATACGTTCGCCACATGTAAGGACTGATGCACGTTCGCTACATTTGCATACGTGACATAATCAGTGAGCTGCATACTACCTCCGTTTAAATAGTGGTCAATTTGAGAGGTCACGTCGGCTACATTTGTTAGATTGTACAACTCGACGGTATCTCCAAAGGTGTCATTGGTAATCACATTTTCAGTAGTGTACGATTTATCAAAATAGTTGCTAGACAAATGGTCCAGTAACGTATATTTGGTGACCAGTTCCTGGGGGTTCATATCAGGTACCGTTTTAACATTTGTGAGGTGAATGGTATTTGCTGATATGACTCCATGGTCAGATATGGATACGTTATTGTTTAAATATAAGATGTCTGTCAAGCTATTTATATTTGATGTGTATATCATTGGGGTGGTAATAAACGAATTTGTCAAACATGTATTGCTAAGGTCGTCGGTGTTGCTATCCACGAATAAACCATATGTATTTCCGTCTATAGATGATATATTGTCAATTAAACTACTAGTAAACCTGGGTTTCAAACATATATATACTTGTTGATTGATTGGATTTCTGGATGAAAACTCAAGGGATTCTGTTGAAAGATTAACGTCATCGGTCAAAACGTATGTCCCCATCTGTTATATGCAGCCATAGAAGTTTTTTGGTTATAACGCAAGCTTTTCTAAGACGGTCTTTATTTTATCAATTTTGACATCGAGTTCTTTTATTGATTCAATGATAAACGGAATAAATTCCATGTATGAAAGCATTAGCGTCCCATCGATATCTTGTCCGACCATTTGTGGAAGAACTTGTTGGACATCTTGCGCGATAAACCCATATGATAGTGTCGTGTCGCTTTTCAAATTGTACGCTTTTCCAGTCAATTTTTTAATAGTTTCTAACGCGTTTTTAATATCAACCACATTACTTTTAAGACGAAGGTCGCTTCTTCCACGAAACTTGTCCGCAACGATATGTCCTGAAACTTCGAGCGAAGAGTTGTTCGACTCTCCTTCCGATATGCGAATATTGTAGTCCGACTCCGCAAGATATCCTTCTGCATCCAATATATTAAAAGTAGATTTGGTACTCAAACCGGCTCTTTCGATGAATAATACCTGTTTGGTTATCACGTTTGAACTGGACATGTTTTAAATTACCACCAATATAAATTGACGTCACACGACGCGTGATTCTAAAGCCAACTATTTTTATGTTTATACATGGTACTATGTTGGAGTTCAAAATGAACATCTTATCCATTTCAATGTGCGTCGCTTTCTTACTCACCTTGATGGATACGTGTCATTCGAGAAATTGGACGACGTACTTCCTCATGTGGTTTCATCAATGGTTATTATTGATATATCTCGTCTGTTATCCAATCGCTCGAATTCGTGAATATTGCATGGGTAAACCATTTCCACTACCATGTCCTATTATCTATGACATCCTCATGGTGACGAGCATGACCTACCTTTCTTATCAAAACGTCGATACCACAACTCAAACGTGTGTGATATCCAAATACACCAATACAGATTGCAAAAGACCCGAGTCGGATTTAATGCAAGACCCCATGTATTACATTGGGTTAAAACGAAATCCACATCGATTCTCGAAAACGATGAATACGATAAATATGTTTTTATTGATTTTTTCGTGCATGAGCATGGTAGAAAGAGTACTGAAAATACGATGAAATATTTAATGCGTTACTATTGTATCTATGTTTTCACAAATTTCAATATACCTTTCTTTGTTAATGACCATGTTAGACACATGTGCATCGAGGAATCCGCTGGTGTATGTAATCATACTCCTTCATCAATGGATCCAAATCGAGCTTCTTTTTGAATATCCATATGATTTGTATGTTCAATATGCTTTTGAGAAACACACACCCTTCTTGTATCATTTCGTGGTGTGTTGTGTGTTGGGATATATTCAAATACAAAACAACTCCAATCTAATTCAGCACGTTTCACGTAATCCGCAAACGTGTGTCGTATCCCAATATACGAACAATGCGTGTGGAAGACCTGCGACGGATATGATGCAAGATCCGATGTATTATTTGGGATTCAAAAAGAACATCGCGTTTTACTCGTACATTTACAATAAATACAGCATCCTTATTTTAACGTGTTGCGTTTCACATTTGACATCATCCATGTTTTTACATTTCAAAAAATATTTTGAATATAATAATGGATACCCGTTGTTTTTGGATATTTATGGCGTTCTTGCTGACGGGATTGGAGCCGTGCACATCCACTAAACTATCCACATATGTGATAATATTCGTACATCAATGGGTTCAACTCCTCGCGTTTTTTGCGTACCCCTTGCTTTTGTACCGCAATCGAGATTTTACAATAAGGTATGACATCATGGTTTTCTGTTTTTTGGGATACATTCTTTTACAAAACAACACCAAATTGGTCAACAATGCGAAAAAACCCCAATCGTGTGTCGTCTCTCAGTACACAAACGCATCGTGTGGACGACATTCACAAGACTTTATGCGAGATCCGATGTATTATTCAGGACTAAAATCGAATGCAAAACGTTACTCGTACTATTACAATATCTATGTTTCTTTCATTTTTACATTATGTGCCATACATTTGTTTACTAAATTGAATATTGCTACGTTTTTATGTACATAAAAAAAACCTTAGTCTTATTGTAATTGACAGTAACAATGATATCTCGATTACAATGGATATTTAAACGATTCCCTTCATTTAGTTATAATGAGCACCTTCGTATCGCAGATAAGACCAGTTGGGTACAACAAATCCGACATATATTCGACCATTACACTTCGATCACATGGACACCTCAATACGATATTTTGTTCGGACAACTTTATGAAGGGTACGACAAAAACCTCTCTTTCCACAATCAAAAGCACATATTAGACGTTTTCCAAATGGGAGCGTGTTTGTTGTCAAGGTATCCCAAATTGAGGAACACCCTAACTGAATTACAAGAGTTTACCTTTTATGTTTCTTTAGTGTGTCATGACCTTGACCATCGAGGTCACTCGAACGGTAGCATTAAACGAGTAACCGACGATGGTTGTCCCGATGTGTACGAAGATGACGTGGACGACGAAACAAGTAGTATGTGTTCGAGTTCGTCTTATAATGAAATTCATCACATCGTGACGGGCGTAAAAATATTAAACGAAAACCGTATCGCATACGATGAAACCTTGTTTAGAAAACTCATTGCATATACGGACCTAGCGAGACAGAAGGTCGTTGTGGGAAGTATCCAAGAAGGGAACGATGATCGATCAAGTATGCTTCTGGTATTATTGATGAAATTAGCGGATATCGGTCACATCTTGCGTGATTGGCACACTCATTTGTATTTTGCGACAGCGATACATGAAGAAGGTGTGGTAAAAATTAAAAAAAATGAAATTCCATCAGACACACTATTATTCAATTCAATTTTCGTAAAACCGCTCATCGAATGTTTGCGTGATGTTAACATGCCATTGTATCGGTATTTAATAAAACGATATCACAAGAATCTCACCATATGGAGCAATCTTGAAATGCGTATGGGTAAAGTTTCAATTGATTTAAACAGAATTAGTTAAATTGATTTTTGATTTTGGTTTGATTCTAAATTGATTGAGTGAACTCATGTCGAATGTTTGAAAAGACATCTTGTACATATTGTTTTTGTCCAAAAACCCATTCACTAAGTCATTGTAATTCTCATGGAGTTTTACATAATGTTTATCGTCGGCAACAGTTGTCATTAAAACAATATGTTGTTTATTGACACGGTATGTGTTCTCCCATCTTCTGAATTCATGTAAATATTCAAGCACATCCATGTCCATGCATACATCCAACATACAAACGTCGTACTTGTTTTCCTTCAAAGCGGAGAACGTTTGTACCACAGTCCAAGTGCTTTTCGTCTTTACATTCAAGCGTCTTTCACAAATACGCACCAAAATCTCATTGGTTGTTACATCATCATCGGCAATCAAATACTTATTCATCAAAACACAACCCAATCGATTTTCGACCGAACCCACCCCCTTTAATAAGGATGTTGTAGGTTTCCCGACAACGTCCATGATTCTCGGAGTTCGGTGATGGTCTTTCAAATGAGAGAATGCACATTCTGATACCCGAAATGTTCCCGGGAGCGAAATCGATTCTAAGCGACTGGCGACATTTATTGAATTTCCAAACAACTGAAATTTCGTCGGATTAAGAATAAACCCGCTGTATATATCCCCCGTATGGACACCAACTCGAATTGAGTTATCATCTGAAAACAATTCACGTATTTTGTCCACATTCTCAATTAGTTCGATTGCAAAATGGAGCATATTATGGACATTGTGACTAATACACTCTTTGTTTCGAAATCCACCCATGATCAAAACGGAATCTCCTACCATTTCCACCTTGTCGATATCTGTGTATTTTTCAATCATGTTTGATAAAAATAAATTATATTGTGTCATAGTTTCGAATATTTCCACCGGACTATGTTCCGAACACCATTTGGAGAAACGAACGATGTCAATTAGACATATGCAAGCGTTTGTGTGATTTGTAGGGGTGAAATCAGTGATCGATGGACCGTGCATGTTACTATCATCATATATTTTCTTTAGGTGAACTCAATACGTATTTTTCAAGGTGTTAAACAAATTGATTCCAGTTTGTAAGGACATCAACGTACCGTTCGTGTTACTTATGGTGGTGGACAACATATTAAACGCACTCATGAACGAGATACCGGTCAATGATTGACCTTGCAACGCCTCCGAATCCAAGTTGACTGAAACGTACTCCATATTTTCTGAACCCACGATTAAATTGTAAAGCGTGGATTGAATTGTAGCGTTACTCGTTTGCGTGAATTGCAACAACGCAAATGCGACGTAGGTTTTGGAATAGATGTTCATGTGTCTCGGGTCGACATCTGAAGATATCATCAAATCCAAGTGCGCGTTTTGAATGCTTGTGAAGGAACCACCTCCCAATACGTGAACGTATCGGATCGCGTCGCGATGCACCTTCAAGTTTTCAGTGGTATCATCCAATTGGATCAAGAAATTCATTATCCCGGTTTCCGTCCGACCAATCTTCCCCATATCGATGTAAAAGAAAGCAAGCACATACAAACCGGTTTCATCGGATAAGGTGACATTGGATGTCGAAATCGATAGTTGATCGCGATGATGTTTGTCGTATGAATCAAGTTGATTTAAAGGTACGTGCACGTCGCCTATGATGTGTACCTTGGATGAACTTGCCTTTTGAATCTCACATTGTATGACATAATACGCATGTGTGTGTTCACAACGCAACGAAACCGGGCCCGATTGTCCGTTCTGATATTCCACGGCTAACGATGTCAACAAGGTGGTTTCATTATCGAATATGCCATACACGTGGAAATTCAACAAATAGTTTCCGTACGTCGGAATGGACACAAAGCTTGTCACTTGAAATTGAAAATCGATCATGTTGGTGTACACATTCAAGTAATAGGAGACGGATGACGTTTTAATATTTCCCAAGATGACATCGGGATGATAGAAGGTGGATGGTTGATGAAGTGCGTCTTCCACATGAATTTTGAATATGTCATGGTTTACATCAAATGCACTTATATCGACACTCATCACGACCGGAGACGACGTATCCTCAAAATCCTTGTCGTCGACCACATTCACCAGTAAAACGTTGCCCGTGTATTGTGAATCACTATGGAATAATATGGCACCCGTAGATGTGAAATTCACCGAGTTGGATGTTAACGGTTCATATGTCAATGTGATATGATTGGTATCTTCTTCTATGGTCCCCATGTACAAGGGCAAAATCGGGTCGAATACAATCGCGTCGTGTAATTGAACAACAACCATCCGGTAATACACGCTATTTGATGACATTCGGGGGTAAAATAGTAAGTCGGTTTGTGAATAAAATATGTCGTTCCACACAAATTGGAAGACGGTACCGACGATGTCACTATCCACACTACTAACGGATGTTACTTTGGGATCGATGACGGGATACGGTGTAAAAATGGTTCGTTGTTCAATGAAAATCGATGGGTCCACTAACGACGTAATGGTGTACGTTTTCGGGATCGGTGTGTCGTCCGCCACATCGGAAATGTTCAAAAACCAAACCCCATTTGACATTTGAGTGGTACGACTGGTCAAACTTTGAACGGATGTTTGATCAAGCAAACATTGATACACGTTACTATAACTGTCGACAATATTGGAATTGATCTCGGTACACATTTTCAGTTGTATGTACCCCGAAGGGATCGGGTCCAAAACAAACTGAGACAACGGTTGAACTTGAACGACAAACCGGATGTTTTCATCAATCACATGATGGTCATGATGACAATTCTCATGACCGGGCTCAATCGTTGGTGGTACGAAATCAAGGATGTAATTCGTACTCGACAACGAGATCGTCGTTTCTTCGAAATCAATCAAATCGGTGATAATGAGATACATGTTGGCGATTTGATTTTGGAATTCGACGACGGATACGGTCTCCAAACTTTCAAATTGAAATCGTAAGACGGTGTCAAGGTTCGCATACGAACTCACCGCTTCGAGTTCGTTGTGTAAGATTCCAAAAAATGTGACGGGAATCACATCATGATGGATTTCATCGTCGAACGTGTCGAATGTAAAATGCACCCGAACAAATACGGATGACGCATCCCATAAGGGGGATTGAGAAGACGAAAACGAATCGAACGAAACATCCAAATCCATGTATGACGCGTATCGAATTGGACTCTTTTCGATAACATCGGTCGAATGATGAACACTCACGAACCAATTCACTTTTCCGGTGATGAAATTTTTGTTTTGCATGGATGCTTGGATGCGAATGCGTGCACCCGATTGTTGGATGGAATCGATTTGGATGTCCGGTAAAATTTGGGTACATACGAACACTGGCGGTTTGGTGGTCACATTGTCGAAAAGGTCTTTCATTTCATATTGTACCATATACTTTGAGGAGTGTTTCATGTTTGGGATTAGGTATGTCACAAATGTGTCGAATGTTTGATTCGATAAATAAGGCATGAGTTGTGTGGATGCGAAGGATATCTCATTTTGCAAGGTCAATGATGAAATATCGAAAACGGTGGCGGTCAACACATACGGTATATCACCGAGAGGATTGAAAGATACCACGTTGGCTTGAATGATGTCAAAACTGTTGCTGGTCGTTTCAATGGTAAAATCGACCGTCTGATGGGAATCGAACACAATGGTAATTGTTTTCGTTTGAAAAAGTGTGCTTGCGGTAAAGCGAAATACGCCACTTCGGGGCATGGTGCTCTTATATGGGGCCATTGTGTATGACACGTTATAATCATCCAAGACCAACAAATACACCTCCATTTCGGACTCAATATCATCGAACGAAACCAACTTCAATTTGGTTCTAATATCGGTGCCATTCACGTTAAATTGATTATGAGGGAATTGCGTGGTGACAATGACGTTGAAATCCCACAAATTGTTAATATAGTACAAATTATTATGATTTGAAATCTTAACAATCGTGTTCACCAAAATTTGATGTTGGATCGATGAAACGGCGGACGAGGTTGCCGAATATACATGTAACACCGCCCTTGCGGTCACGTTCGCTAAATTGCTCGTCATGAACTCGATATCCGGTATGTTCCCCGTAAACGCATAACGAATGTCGACGATGTTGACATGTAACAGTTCCGAATCTAACGGATACGTGATGTCATTCAATCGTATGCATTGATCCGGGAATTGTGAGTTAATAAATGGTTGTGTTACCGACGTATCCACCGTTCTCACCACATCGTACATCGTTTGGACATATTCGAGCGTATGAACGGACGCCCGTGTGCGGAACACGATCGGATCATTTATTTTAATCCAAACGACGTCCATTAAATTTCCTGAAAAGGTAATTTTGGACAAGGTCATCGACACGTTCGATATATCTAAATTACCTTCATTTATCACGTCGGATACGGTAACAAAACTATGTATATTTCCCACGATGTCCCCCGGTTGAACGTCGTTTTCGCTTGGTACGAACACGAAACTATCGTAATAATTATTCAAATAAAAACTCGAATCCCCGCCGACCGTGTATACTTGATCATCGTAGGTGGTAACGTTCGATGTTAGGAATGTATGAAGCGAATCCGTGTCGACAAATTCGTCGTTGGTCACAAGCAAATGATTCGAAACGGGATATCGACTGTTCATGTATCCATCATATGCAAAAAACACGTCCAAGATGTTCGATGTCGAAGTCGAATAATGTGGACTCTCGTGATAAAACTCGGGGGTGGTAACCACCGACATGTGGAACGCAGAGTGATACAATGTGGGGGTCGAATACGAGGTGGTCCTCACCAAGGATGCGTGTTGAAATTGGGCTTCTTGAAAAAGGGCGTCGATCGTGTGAACATGAATCGAATAATCGACGTCATCTTTCAAATTACTCAACGTGATCGTCGTCAGCGGGGAGTCGATGGTAAAATCAACGATGTTCGCGGACGCATCCACGATAGAATTCGCACCGTACCCGTTCATTCGTTTCGCAAACACATGCACTTCGTTTGCGATGGTTGTGTCATCCACGAGAGTGGAGATGGACACATCGATCGAGTTTTGCGGATTTTGGGCATTTAACACCGGAACAATAGCGAGTTGGGACGGGGCCATCATATCGATGATACAATCTTGTTGTACTTGATACTCCACGCCAAAGAAACTCATATTCACACGAATATTCCCGGTTGGTGAGTCGGTCGGAATGCGAATCGGCATATACCAATTCTTTTGAGACCCGGATACCGGACCATAATCGCTTTCCTGTAATTCCCATGGCGTGGTTAACGAGAATGTATTGTCGAAATAGTACGAGTTCATATTATTGTTTGTCGTCCATGTCACGTTCACCACTTGTCCCGTGGCGACATAAAGTTTATCGAATGTCAAATTTTGAATGACATTGGTCATCACCCGAAAGTAAACGATGTGAAAAAGAAGCAAGTAATCATTTTCCGGTAAAAACTGATTACTATAGTAAAACGACAATTTGTCGGGGATGTTACCACTTATGAAACAAAACGAATAATTACCGAGCCACGCATTTATGTTTTGGTTTATGATGCAAATTCCTACAATCTCCATGCCACCGGATGGGTCGTACGATAGCGGAAGGTCGATGTCCAACTGTTTGCTAGCCGTTGAAACATGGGTGATATGACAATTTCCGAAGAGTTCAACGCGTTTACCGAGCACGTTCCACTGTAAGTTGCATGTGTTTGTTCCAGTGGTGTCGTTCGTGGTTATAGTGGATGAATATAATTCACTAAATCGAGCAGGTGAAATCAAATTACCTCCAAAACTTCCAAAGTATCGGATGCTGGCATGAATTTTGAAAATTCTCGGGAAAGAGTGCGTAAAAAAAGAGGGTGTTCTAATTTTCAAAACTTCGGGCTCGGTATCGTCAATAAAAGCGACCGCGTTTGTGGTGTATGCCCCGATACGATTTGTAATGGGATCATAATCCAACCCAATCACGATCGACGCGGGGATGTATTTAATGCGTGTGAAAGTGGCGGGAAATGGTAATTTGAATCGGATGATGAAATCATTGTCAGCGCGATTGACGATGGGTTGTAACTTCACGGTGAAACTCGTTTCCAAATCGACAATGTCATCCTCAAGTCGACCGGCGAAGCTCGAAGCGACCAATTCAATCAAATTGGAAGGTTGCAAGCTGTCCGGTGCGAAATGATACGCAATTTCACTTGCGATGTTGTAAATACTAAGATTGCGATTTTGTGCAATTTGAAAATCATTCTGAAGTTTGTTAAGTTGAACCTGAATATTAATGATATCTTTGGAAAGTTCTGTTTTCAGATCGAGGATGCTTTGTATCTCGGACTGTACGTCACGGTTGTTGATGAACAGTTTGTCTTGCACATGTATGTTACGGGATACGGTTAAATTAGAATAACGCGCATCATTGAAACGGTCCGTTCCGGATTCGAAAGTGTCAATCCGTGTCATTGCCGTATCTTGAATATCGGTCACGATAACATCTATCGCACCACGAGTGTCCGCATCTTCGTAGGTCGGATTCGTGAAGGCGACGGACGGGATCGATCTGGAACGGGATGTGGGTTTGGAAAGGTCGATACATAACACCCCATTTCGTTTTAAAAGAGTTACACATTCAGACCGGGTCATTCGGTTCAAGTTGATTTTTGAAACCCCCAATTTGCGAACGTGTTCACGGAGGTCTTTTGTTGGACATTCGGTTATGTTTGTGTACATATATACTTTACGACCAAATTTAAATTAGACGATAACACGAAGGCGGTACGAATGGTTTATACATGTTTCTTTCTAATTCGCTCGTCGTGAAATTTGAGAGACGTGCATCACAAACGTGTTGAATGTGAATCAAGTGATATGGTGGCAATTTGGGGACCGCGTAACGTATTTTGCTCGCCGTAAATAAACTAAATTCGATTTCAAGCTCGTTGGTGGGGTAGTGAATTGATAACAAGGAACTGGGACTCAATATGTCGCTTCGTAAACAAGTGGGTAGCAAATGATTCATCGTTCGAGGCAATATGCATATTAATTGAGCAATCGGAGATAACGGACCGTTTAATATGTCGACGTTGTACGTACGTGGCAAATAACGAAACTCGTTGAAATATCTTCCAAAATCAGAAAGCGTAGGTGCAACCGTGTGCGGGTATTTGTAAGACCAAGAAGCCACATGTCCATACTTGTAATATTCCCAACACCACAATAATGAGTCTAAATAATCAGAACAAAAAAACTTGATATTATTGATATCGGATGGACCAATAAATAAAATTTGATAATACATCGGTTTCCAAACATGCGGAGGTTTTCTGAAATCGATATATTCAAATATACTACAATATTGATCATGCAATGGATGGTGGGTATTAATTAAATACTCGTCATGATACATTTGTATTTGTGTTTCATGACCAATGGGTTTTGATTTCCCATACAATTTCCGTTGTAATAATTTGTTATATTTCTTTCGTAGTCCTACATTCTCCAGTTTAGATAGTTCATTTATGAAGTGTATCAAATTATCCCAAATAATTGATGCATCTCGCGCGTTGATGATAGGTACACCACATGTCACGTACGTGCGAATTAAGTATTTCCAACCCTGGTCTCTTATTCTCAAAAACTCGATGGAAGGTGCCACATCATTCCCACATAACATGAAAATAAAAACAAGGTCGTTTGATATTTGTATTTTATCATACATATATTTTTCATACAATTTGTTGTCCATCAACCATTGAACAATCGCATCTCCGATATTCACCACGTCATGGTCCATGTCATTGCAAAAAAAAACATCCGTAATCGCATTCGACAAACACATCATGGTTTTTTTGTCATCCATTCCGTAAATGCATATTTTATGATTTTCATGCATATTCCCGCGCACATGTTGCAAAATTTTGATGGCACCTTCACCAACTTCGTCACTCGCAGATATGATAACGTTACGATTTTGAAACACATTCAAGTTTATCATGCTATGCAATCGGTTTACTATTTTTTGCATGAAGGATGTCCCTCCTACAAACGCGTGCATATACTCACCCCCTATGTTTCCACGATATAGTGGGTCGTTTTGTTGTTTTATGCACGTTTCTTGATACGTGTCGTACACGTTTTTGTACAATCCCTCACGCATTTTACACAAATTGACGTTTGGTACCGGCCCATCCATCGAAATGACGACCGAAGAGGTTGGTTTGATTGTTTTGTTAATTAGGGTGAGAGTGTACTTGAGGGTATCACATATTATAACTTCATCCATTTCTTCTTTTTTCTTGTTTTCAAATACACATCGTGAAAACACGAGACGTAATAAAAAATTGAAATCGATGTACAACGTGTGAATGGGTGTCGAACAATCGATGGGTGCGCAACTCGGATGGCATGTTAAAAGGTCAAAAAAAGTACAAACCTGCATGAAGGTCTCGAATTCGTTAGGTTACAAGTTGGATATAATCTTAATTCGATTTATATGCTTTTAATCTTGATGTCGGTTGTTTTTTTCATTTTGAAATTAGACAGTTGGTACACACATATAAAGCAAATATCCACACAATTGAAGTTGTGTGGTCCTTTTGACCCGATATCCGATTCCATAAAATCACGCGTGAAATCAGCGTTCCATAAATGTTGAGGACGGTTATGAATATAATTGTATTCAATGTTCGGAAAGAGATTCGCTTTTGTGCGAGAGTGTTTTTTAATAAAATTTTTTTGTTTTTTGGTTTCGAGTGGAGGATTTGTGTTGTCCAAAAACCATACAATATCAAAATCAATCACACAAATGGTATTGTCATTTTTAATGCAAATATTTTTGGGTAAAAGGTCTAAATGAAGCAGTTTACTACGTACAAAGTTGTTGAATATGCATCGCAACTGATCCTCATGATCCGGGATGTTGGTCACTTGTTTTCCACAATGTTTTAGTGAAAATCCACATGCAGTGTAGACCACCCGCTTGCCAAACCAATCATGATAAATACGAACAATTTGTGGAAAGTGTTTTCTTGGTTTCTGACAGGTACACACGTATTGTTGTTCCAACCGAATGGCCGCGTGCACTTCCAATGTATTGTATGGTTTATTAAACCCGATATTTATGTGTCCATGTTGATTGAAGTAAACACACGGGAAAATGGTTTTATTCAAAGTCATTATGACAAACAACAACAAGCCGAGTATAAGAAGGTGATTTTCAAACATGATATGCACTATTACAATAAGTAACATAAAAAAACGAAGGGTCAACTCTAATAGGGGACGGAGTATTACATGTAAACGACAAATGAAGCGACCGCCCCGACAAGATTTGTTAAGATTTATATTTTTTTAAGCTTGATATCGGTTGTTTTTTCATTTTGTAATCGATTGTTCAACGCTAGCACGTGATGTTCTTTCATTTTTTCAATTTCGTTGCATTTATGAGTTTCATATTGGATGCAACTCACACAATATTCCTGAACACAAAACTTACATTTAAAACTCAAATGAGTTCTTTTTTTACAAAAAAAACACTTCATTCTTCTTGATGTAAGAGACGATGTATGTACAACGTATCTTGTTTTAATCTACCTATTCGATACGCTCTTCCTATAAGTTGATTTTCTAGCTCAGTAGACATTTTTTGAAAAAATATGATGTCCGTCGTTTTCAACAAATTTAACCCACACCCATATAGCTCGACATTCACAAAAAGTACGTTGTTCCCGTTTTGTTCAAACCATTCGAGGGTTTTCAAGATGGTTTGGTTGTTACCATTCAATATTTTATACGCGGAAACCAATTGAGATAAGATGGGGGCAATGCTCGCATCGCGTTTATAAAAAACAACAATCTTTTTATCTGTAACGTTGTTGAACAACATGTTTCGTAGTATATCGGATTTGTACATGTGCACATTGTTCGTCGTTTTAACGATATTATGGGTTGTTAATTTACTTCTACACAATGGACATGTGGTCATTCCGTTTTTCAATATTTCGACTTCGCAAATGTCGCAAAAAACATTCAAACAACATGTGTGAATGATAAAGTTGGTTTTCGAGCTCTCATAGCAAATGGGGCATATGTGTTGAATATCATCGATGTCAACTGAACCAATCAGGACTCTAATTTTTTCAATTTTTTTATCAACTTCCTTGATATTTGCGTACACTTTATTCAATCGATTTCGTTTGAGTTGCTCTTCGGTGTCATCTTCATATTCAAGTTGTTGTAAGTATGTCATTTTCTTTTCCAAATTAATCTTTTTGACTTTCAAGTTTCTAGAAACAAATGAGATTATATTTTCCTTACAATCAACCGGGAATCCGAGTAATTGCAAAGCGTACTCCAAGTCGTTTCCGTGCAATATATCAACCACTTTGTCGGGAACTATATCATGCAATATTTTGAGATAATAGGGGGTTTGACAAACAATGACATTTTTATGAATTGGTGCTAATTCAAAAAATGAATTAATATATTCATCGCTCATTTTTACGATAATACATTCGAGAACTTTACGGTCATCCACTTGCTCCAAACATTTGAACACATTCTTAATGTATCCAGTTTTATTGATGCCAGTGGTAACCATTCTAGTAATCACAGAGTTTTCGATTTTCCAATAATATCCATCGCAAAATAGCAAATTATTCAATGACGAGGTTACAAACCAAACAAACCTTGATATCGGTTGCGAACACGCGGATATGTTGATGGAGTCCGCTTCGTCGAAGATGACACGACTCCAATACAACGGACATGATTTCATGAATATGTTATAATGTGTGGCACTACACAGAACAATGTCAAAGTCTTTGATAACTTTCCAATCGATGGGAAACATCCCCTTTCGTACGATTGTAAACGAAAAGTTGGTGAAGTTTTGTATGTATGACGTCCATATCGGTTTCACGATATGGTTTGGTACCACTATCAAATTTTTTGCGCATATTGGTGTGAATGTCCGATTATTCGTGATGTATCCGATATTTTCATACATTCTATCGATGTGATGTGTTTGATTCAACATCATGGTATGTGCAATCATTCCTAGCACACATAGCGACTTCCCGCTACCCACACGATTTGCCAACACACCCATTTCGGTAGTGAGGGTCGTTTCCGTGCTAACCATCGAAGCATTCGTTTCCAATTCGATCATTTTTTGTATCGTCTGCAATTGATACAAATGTAAGTCGACATTGAGGATGCGTTCCGGCTGCTTAATGCAGTGATAATCCATGCACACTGTACCTTTATTATTAATTTCACATTTAGACTCGATGCTAACCATCGATGATTGTATTTAATGAAAAATATATATTTAAACCATTTATCGTTTTTAAGAAGACAACCATCCATATTTAGATTTTAATTGACGCATATACCCATTCACATTGTCGGGATTATAAAACCATTGCTTCCATTTATTGAAAAAAATTCGTAAACGCAATTTACATGCGTAACGATGCACGTGAAGTTGCGTTATTGGCGTGCATCGTTGAGAATATTTTTGCACGTTGCACGGTGTTATCGTGTAAAAATGATTTTTGATCTGAGACATGACTAAAATTCGACACTGCTTTTCAAACACACATTCGACGACATCCACAATGGGAAACCATAACATGGTGGCGTTGTCGAATTCGTATCGATTTTCCATAATGGCGGACACATGCGTGTCCACGTATCGTACAACACATTCGTAACGGATGACATCATTGGTCATCACATAGTGTAATTCGAGTTCGTCGAAAATGAAATAGCTGTCTATTTGAAACCCGTAAATTGGAAAACGCATGCGTGTAGTCGAAAACATGGGCCATGTTTTTCGTAATGCAAAAGCGTCGTGTAAAACAAAGAATTGCATCTAAATGTGTACCACATATACACCACCTTCCTTTTTATATGCCATTATACGATCGATTTTTCTATTTTGTAGAAATCGATCACCTTTATTTTAATAATTTTGCTCCGAAAAGTTGAACACGTTCGATGCGAACATCGACAATGGCAAATTTGATGACACTCTTTTTTACGTCGATTTATCACAAACGAGATCGTATTTGATTTGTGATGGTCGTTAATGTTGGAACACCATCGTATGTTTGTGTTCAAAATCACCACATTTTCATTCAACAAAATAATTTTCGATGGCACAATATGTGAATATTGAGTGTTTATCAGCGAAAAATCGAATGCCTCGTTCGTTTGACAATTCGTATGTACTCGTGCGGTTTTAAGGGTCCGTTGTGGTTTAAACAACGTGGCTTTCATCGGATCGTGATGAATGCTTGCACTGTACAAATCCCGCATGCAAAGCATTGAATGTTTGTCGATTGGCACATAGATTGGACTTTTCCCATATCCTTTCTTTGAACCAACCATCCGTAGTCCGGTATGATACACGGATGTATCTATAGATTGTCGCACGTTGACATTGAATAAACCCATTTCCGCACACTTTAGCTTCGCTTGAATGGGAGTTTCAATTATATATTCACGAAAAATCACATGAAAGTTACGGGCGTTTTCCGAATTCACATAAATTTCGAACGCCCCAATGTTTAAACTATTGCAAATTGTTTGTAACGTTGCATTGGTAACGTTACAAGAGTCCAAATCTACGAAAAAACGACTCGGGTACAAAACGCGCTCAATTAAAAACAAGTCATGGGCGCATGAAGCATACAATGCAAAGAATAGGGTGACATCATCTGGTGTTCGGATATTGTATTTTCCACCTACGAGACTCAAATGAGTTGCGTGGGTGGAATCTGTCACTGCATGACTCAAGAGAAACGCATTCATTTCATTACCTATTTGTCGCGTTCGTCTTTAAGTGTAGGGTTACATGGTACTCTCCTTTTTTTAAGTTACTTTATATTATAATGATTGGAGTCACGAGTTTAAAAGCTCAACAAATCGCCGAGCCATATCGGTTTGTACAAACTCATAAACCATCCTTGGTCAACATCGGGACCCTTGTGGACCGTGTCGCTTGTTGGGTCGTGAACGAAACCCAGCTCGAACTGGATTACAACCGTAATAGTTTTATTATTGAACATCTGTCGTGTCAACGATGCACAATGGTGTGCAGAATTTACGCCAAAAACAACACGGGTTCAGGTCTAGAAATACACGTTGAAAACCAAAACGCTTCCACCACCGACTTTCATTATTCCGACAACATGTATTCTTGCACGATACAATTGTATACGTTGACGACAAACACGCAATACAATGTATATTATTCCATCAAAGAAAATGAAAATGTTGTTTTGAAATATATTCCAATGGTAAAGTTTAAGACCAAACGGCGCACATTCGAAATAGTGGAATGGCAGAGGGCGATAACGAACGGGACCTATTCGATCACGATCCAAACGAACGACGATGTTTTTGATAATCAATTCGAAGCGGTTCGTTTTGATCAAAAGAACATAACCGTAACTGACTCCAAAATTACAAAACTCTCCCAATATATGTTTTTGATACAATGCGAGGTGACCGACCTGTGTCATAATAGTCTCATAACTCCAACCGTAGAATTCACCGAAAGTTCATCGGACCCCACTCGCTCCACTTTCAGATTTGATGATGTTGTGCAAATGTGCAAGACAACCATAACCATGTCTGATTTCAAATACATAGCAGCGCTAAATCACATCACGATATTGTTCGACAACAATATGCACACAAAACATATTTTCGTGAATTCGTACGAACGGTTCGATTTGAAAAGCCCTGATGGACGGGAATATGTGGTGGACGATTTGAATGAGAACACGGTCTACACAATCGAAGTTTACGAGACGGACGCGTTAGGAAATCAAAGTCAACACATCCGTAAACATCTATCCACATTGGAACGTATCATTCATAATTGCGTTTGCATCACTAATCATCCGACGAAATTAACGAATGGACACCAAATAAAAAATATTTATTTTCGCTCTAATTTTGAAATTCAAAAAATGACCATCGTTCTAAAATCATCACATCCATATGACTATTTCAGATGGGAAAACGTGCATTTTTCTGTCGACAAAAAAAGTGCTATCTATACGTATCATGTATACGATGTTCTCGATTTATATGAAATTGACAATGATATCAACACTTTGGAACTGTTTGTTGAAACACCAACGATTGTCAAAAGTTTGAAAAGACATTTCTTTTATGAAAAATTACCCTCACAACCGTGCGGGGAACTCGTGATGATACCGAAAAGTGTGCACTCGGAGCATGTTGACGTCCAAATCATTCGATATGACGATACATTGAATTTGGCATTAGATTACACTTACAATATCGGTTGCCGGGTCGATATCCTTAACCCAACAAATGACATCTTTCACAAAAAAGTGACTAGTTCATTTCAAACCGTCGCAATTACAAACCTCCTTCCAGATACCCCCTATCAACTTTGCTATGAAGTTATCCACGTTCGCATGCCTTCGAAATACATGCAGGAGTCCTTCAGATTTACGACCAAACCGCATGATGATTATGTGCTGTTTTATATGCGAAAAAACGGGTTTTTTAAGTATCCACTTTCCGTTGCATATTGCGGTGTCAATGGTAAACATACGAACAAAACAATCAGTGGAAAGCACCAATTACCATATTATCAAGAGGTCGCGTATGTCAAACGTGGGTCCACCATTATGATATCGCATACACGAGAAGTGGTACACGTCCCGCTGAAATCACATCTGAATCATTATATGTTACAATTCAACGAGGGGGAGACGTCAACGCAATTTTCATATCGGTTTTATGGATTCAGTTATGATGCCAAATCTAGCGTTTGGATTCAAAAGAATACCGTTATTCAAAAACAAAATATTATGTACACCTAAATCATAATGGACTCGTTGAATGGCTTTCAATCGGGAATATGGGGACCTGCTGCATGGTTGTTTTTGCATTGTATTACATTGAATTACGAACCCTCAAAACACAATAAAGATGCCTTTTTTCAGTTTTTCAAAAACGTGCAATTTGTGTTACCGTGCGGCACGTGCAGGGATAATTATGTGACGGTCATACAATCGGATTGTTTGAAGCTTACCGTTGATGTGTTCAAGAGTCGAGAATCGTTGTCGAAATGGTTGTTCCATGTACACAATCATATCAACATTAAAACAAAAAAAAAATTGCGATTCGAGAACAATCTCAAGGGGTATAAAGAGATGAGGCAATTTTACGAACAATTTCGAGCCAAATGCAGTGTGGGGAAAAACGAAATTGGATGCACAAAGGCGATGCACAAAGGTAAAAAAATGAGATGTGTGTTGGTGTTAAAACCGGGTCGGAGTAAGTGCAAGTCGTTGCGTATGAAAAAATCAAAGTGACATATCTGCATGTATACTGGGCTGATAATGATAATCCGTCAGTTTGAATTCATCGACGTTCAGGTTATCAATGGATAACAACGGACCCACATGTATCGTTGGAAAATTGTGCATTTGAGCGCGCGATAGTTGCTCTTCGACGGCCGTTACATGGTTCGAATACACATGGTAGTCCCCAAAATTAATAACCAATCGGTCCGGTTTCAAATTTGTTAAATTGGCGATGATATACGTGAGGAGCGCATAACTCGCGATATTGAACGGAACCCCTAGAAACATGTCCGCCGAACGTTGGTACATAACACACGATAGATGCTTCGTTGTGGACACATAAAATTGACACATGATGTGACAGGGCGGTAATGCCATTTGTGGGATATCGTTTCGATTCCAGGCACTTAATATGTGTCTCCTGTCAAATGGATTATCCTTTATGTTCCGAATCAAGTCGAGTAATTGGTCGCCGTTCCAGTTCCTCCATTGATATCCATATATCGGCCCAAGTTCACCTTGAGAACGTTCACTAAAACCGAGCCGTTTTAAATTATCGAGTGAACCGTTCTTGTCCCAAATGGTAACATTCTTTTCAGAAAGTTCATTCGAGTTGGTCGACCCACGAATAAACCACAATAACTCCTCGACAACCCCCCTAAAAAACAGTCGTTTGGTCGTCAACACGGGAATGGCGTTGTTGCGTAACGAGAATTGTAGACAACTTCCAAACAACGACATTGTGCCCGTCCGTGTGCGGTCTTGTCGAACATTTCCAAGGTTCAATACGGATCGCATCAACTCCAAGTACTTATTTTCCTCCGACACGACATCATATAAGGTGAAACTGCTGGAAACGTCATTACAACATTTGAGGCATCGATATGCCAATATATTATGTACAGCGGCGCTTGTGATGGTCCTCGGAATCAACAGTTTCACAACTTTAAAATCCGCAACAAGTTTTAAAAACTCATCGTCATCCTCATACATTTTATAGGGCGTGAATTCATCCAAATCGTACGGATATGATGACGAAATCAACGTTGTCATTAGCTATTATGATTATAGCAGAGAGTAATCTCTAAATCCATTACATCCAATCTAATATGTGTTCATCTATTATATAATTAAATCATGGACGATTCTCTAAATTTTTTTGAATTTATCGGGGCGTTGTTTCAGGGGGAGGACCATTACATTCGTGAATCCGTTTTCATTTTTGGACACATGGCCGGTTTTTTTATCGCCATGAAGAAAAGAAACGCATCCACCTCAAATTGTTTAATTTACATTATTTTGTTATCCTTTTTGGGTTATTTATTGGCTCATAAAACTTGGTAATTTTCGAGCACTCGGGTCCAAAACATCCGTCCATTTGGGTCGCCATATCGATAAATGCGATACCAAGTTACCGAACTTATTACCGAACAAATCAATAAAAATGGACCGGTACCATGTCTCTTCTTTAGACGTGGGTTGGTTTGGTAACGTGGATGGAACTGGAGTCAATGTGGTTAATGTGTCCGAATGATTTTTCAAATGGTCAACCCATGAGAACCCCACCGCGTCGCTCATTCCATTTTTTTGGCGATACAAAATATCACGAGGTAAATAGTCTACAAACGAATCACGTAACAGTTTTTTTTCGATGGTTCCGTCATTACATGTCTTCATTATGGGAGGGATATTACAAACATACTCGATGAGTTTCTTGTCGAAAAATGGCACACGCAATTCTAACCCATTTCCCGACACACATCGATCTGCACGTAACACATCGAATTGATGTACATTTTTAAGAAGTGAAATGGTTTCGTATTGAAATTCGTCCACTGTGGGTGCGTTATGGAAATATAAATATCCACCGAATAACTCGTCCGCTCCTTCCCCGGACAAAATGACTTTGTGTCGATTCAACATGGCTACGTGTTTCGATAGCAAAAACATGGGTACCGACGCACGTATCGTGGTACAATCGTAAGACTCTAAATGATAAATAACGTTTGAGATTTCTTCAATAGCTTGCGACACATCAAATTCAAGAACGATATGCTCCGCTCCAATGTGTTCAGCGACTTTCGTCGCCGCGATCAAATCGGGGGAGGAGGCCCCTTTTGTACCCACCGAATAACATGTGATTCTTTTTGGTGCCATAACCTTCGCCCCGATCGCTGCAATGATAGACGAGTCTAACCCGCCTGATAAAAAGAACGCCACCGGTTGGTCGCTTGTCGTGATTCGCTTTTCAACCGCCTTATATAAAAGAGTATGTATGTGGTTGGTATATTTACGTATCAACTGTTCAAACGATTGCATATCTCCGCTTTGGTTGATAACTTCGATAACATTATCAAGGGGAACATGCAACGGGTACGTTAACGGATTATAATTTATCTTTTCAATTATCGAATTGTCATGTGTGTTCAAAATCCACACATGACCCGGTGGAAATTGTTCAATATGCAATTCGGATTTACATTCCATCTCTTTGAAAGCTTTCGCTTCGGAGGCGAAACCGATAATTTCTGAACCATGCTTCGCAACGAATAACGGACGCACCCCGATAGGGTCCCTACATACGACAACATATTTCGGATTCGCAAAGACGAAGGCAAAGTCTCCATCCAAGGTTTTGCACATCGATGTCAAACGTAACACAATGTCGTTAACGATATTTGACTTTACAATTTTAAGTATGGTCCGAAACACCGGCTCGCAATCCGAACGGGATTCGCATGCGATTTGATACATACATTCGATATTGGTTGAATTGTATATTTCACCATTACACACGAAAATCGAATTCGTTGTTTCATCCGTGAATGGCTGACTACCGTTGTTAACATCGTTTATCGCCAATCTATCAAAGGTGAACGTCATGCGATTGTGGTCGACGGATACGTGTTCGTCGGGCCCACGGTACCGAATGTAACTGTTAATACTTGTTTTACTGGGTTGTTTCTTAAGTACAGAAATTCCACACATGTTCGCCGAGCTTACTATTTATTATTCAATATTTTTTATAAATTGAAACACGTTTTGACACGATGTGATGTTTGTCGCAAACACATTGCCAAATTTGGCACAAAACAAACAATTCGGAACCGTCGTCCGTGTAGGAGGATGTGTATGTGTCATATATTTGTCCATATCGATCCTCTTTTGGAGTTCATTTTCATACTTGTGCAAAAAAATAGAGATTCCATTGAAATCCATATTTGTTTATACATAATCTACGGGTTTGCTTTAAGTAAAAGAATATGCATCCTTCTTATTGGAACAATTTGTGGTTTATCTCGTGATTGTGTGGGTTTCTGCACACTCTTCGTTAAATAATATGGTTTTAATATGGTATATGAAACTCTCTAAACCAACCATTCAAAATAGAGACAAAGATCACATCGTGGATGCGGTGTTGTACAGCACGCTATTTTATTTACTCTCTCATCCATCCACATACACGGCGACGCAATCCATTCTTAAGAATTGGATAACGGACCGAACTATTTTACATTCAATTGTTTTTGGCGTGATTTACATCATGATTCAAATATTAACAAAGCGAATGTGAGTTTAAGTAAAACAAAAAATACATGATTCTATTTCAGTATGGACCTCAACTTCAAATCAACTAACGTGAAAGACTTGAAGAATATAGCCATCGACTTTCATGAATACATAAAGACAAACCAAGATGCGTCGTCTAAAGATATCTATTTACACAATCTCGTATCGAATATTATTCAAAAACATCGGAAATTGCCCACAAACATCGGATATGAATACAAATCGACCAACATTAAAGGCAAATGCGAAATATGCTCGAAACACATGAACAAAAACACGGTGATAAAACGACTACCATGCACCCATGAGTTTCATCGGAAGTGTATCGATAATTGGCTTATATCGAACGATTTAAAATGTCAGATTTGTCATAAGTCATGTTTATCTTCAAATATTTAAAAAAACATTCCATCATTATATATATATACAAGTGGATTTCCATATGTACAAGTTGAAACGAAACGAGCTAAACTTGTTATCTACTCACCTCGATATAGACTTCAAACTAATCAAAACAAAAAAAGAGTTGATCAAGAAAATCAAGACGGTAGAATTTTTTGAACGATATCTTAAATGTTACAATACGAATGACATGCTCACGTTGGAACCAATACATCTGATACCAAAATCAGAATACATACAATGGAAACAACATTCGTACACGTTTGGTTCAAGTATGCAAAGTATAAATGCGCTCATAGAACGAAATTTGTTCGATAATCCGTACAAAGTCGATTTACCCGACGAAGATCAACGGTTGGACTTTGATTTACGAAATGTTCCGAAATTGGTCATCGATTGTAGGTACACCGAATGGGATGCCACTACGTCTGTCCATAATCAATTCATCTTTGAGATTGATGCCTTGTGTGAAAGCCACGCCGGCTACATCTCCGGGAAGATTACCACCCTGATTTTACGTGAAATCCGAGTGGACCGCATCATAGCACGAATGTACGAATCCATTTGTCGAGTATGGGATTTGATAACGTACGAGCGTGGCGATCTCGAAATGCAGGACATATACGAAAATTTCATTTTAGTACGATATGAAGTGTATGGGTCGATTATTACACACAAAATAGACCAACTACGATTCATTCTGGACATGTTCAAGGATTTTAAGGATATTTTGGGAGAAAAAGCAATCTATATCACGTTTACGATTTTCAACGACTTACAAGTGCTAATATAAGTGGGAAAAAATATTACATAGCAGCCAAATGTACTTAAAAGTTTATTGTTTGTATATGACAAGTATCTGTCGATGTCTGTCATAAATGAACTCATATTCTTTTTGAAAAATAACAAAACGCAACAAGACGAGAGATGCACACATACCGGAATGTATTTTCCGTTAAAGGGCTCTTGGAGCATCACTGATTATGAGGCGTTTTGGGATATATATACGAGGGTATATGATCAATTTAAATCAAATCAATCAAGATTGGGGATTGGGTTGACGGAGACACAAACGGAACATTCTCCGGTATTAATTGACATTGACATCAAGACGGACATTCAACTTGGGACAACCCGTATATACACACATACGGATGTGTATAATTTGATCGCAGAATATCGATCAATTATACAGAAATATGTCCATGAACCCAATTTAGATGCCTATATTTTTGAAAAACCGGCTCCCCGACAAAAAGAGGATCATGTTAAGGACGGATTCCATGTCATGTTTACAAACGTGGTGGTATGCAAACGAATTCACACGCATATACACGAGCAAGCCAAACGAAATGTCATACATAATCGGATGATTGATCATTTGAAAGGAATTCAATCCGTGAATGACCTCATCGACAGCGGAATCGTTTCCACGAATTGGATGATATATGGCACTGTTAAACAAGGTGACCGAGTTGGGTATGAATGTTCTAAATATGTGAGAAATACGGAGGATTTCATATCCGTCGTCGATCACGACATACGACCACGTTTTTTCAGCATACACGAGAAACAATGTAACGTATTGACCGAAAACGGAGACGCGATTCTAAAGAAAGACGAGGCGTGTACGCGTCCATCATACGATTCGGATGAACTGACGACAATGGATGATATCTCCTCGGAGAGGGCCCAAGTGACTCGTTTGCTAACTTTTTTGAAAATGGAGAGGTGTGAAAATGAACCCGACTGGATTCGCGTCGGGATGTGTTTAAGAAATATCAATGTGTCCTATTTGGACTTGTGGGAGAATTGGAGTAAGACGTCGACCAAATACAAAGATGGCGTGTGTCAGAAACAATGGGGTCGATTTAAAACCGAACAAGGCTTGAAAATCAATAGTTTAATTTACTGGGCACGGTCGGACAATCCAACCGAGTACGATAGTTATTTGTTAGAAATCACCAGTCATTGTATCGAATCGAGTGTGAATTGCGGTGCCCATTACGACATTGCAAATATACTACATTGTAAGTATCAAGATAAGTTTCGATGTATAAACCCCAAACGAACGAATGATTGGTATTACTTTGACAACCATCGATGGCACGAAATGCCCGGTGGATGGTTACTTATGAATATCATGTCGACCGATCTGTCCGTCGAGTTTTCAAAATTAGCGAATACACATAAACGGAATATGGTTCATACGGACCCCAATGTGGTGAAAGAGCACAAATCCAAATACGACAAGTGTATGAAGTTGGCATATAACGTGAAGGATAACAGTTTCAAAACCGGTGTTTTGCGAGAATGCTCGCGTTTGTTTTTTGATCCTCATTTTGAACATAGTTTGGATAGTGATGTAAATCTGATTGGGTTTAACAACGGTATATATGATATTGGACGACTCGAATTTAGGGACGGTAACCCGGACGATTTTGTATCGAAATCTACCGGTATCGACTACCTCACCTTTTCTCATGATGATAAGGTGATTCATGAGATTAACGATTTCTTCGAAAAGGTGCATCCGGATCAAAAATTGCGCGAATATGTGTTGACCATATTTGCCACCTTCTTGGGTGGTTCAACCGACGAACAAACGTTTCAAATTTGGACCGGTGGAGGATCCAACGGAAAGTCTACAACCGTTGAGTTATTCGAAACCGCGTTCGGTCCGGAGTATACGGGCAAGTTTTCAACCACACTTTTGACTCGGGACAGGGCGAACTCCAATGCATGTACACCCGAATTACAAGACGTCATGCGCAAGCGATTCGCAAGCATGCAAGAACCCAATGATAATGATGTCATTTACACGGGGGCCATGAAGGAATATACGGGGGGTGATAAAATCTATTCCAGAGGACTTTTTAGCAAACCGACCCCTTTCAAACCGCAATTCAAACTCGTCATGTTATGTAATAAAATGCCTACTATCAAGGGGTGGGATTATGGAACATGGAGACGTATTCGTGTTGTGAAACACATGTCGAGTTTTGTTGACGCACCAAATCCGAACAACCCGAACGAGTTTCATAAGGATAGGAAACTGACTACAAAATTTGAAAAATGGAAAGAAGCATTTATGTGGATGTTGATCGAGCGCTTAAAAGTGTACACAAAACAGGGTGTCGTCGAACCTCAAAGCGTTTTGAATGCGTCCAAGGATTACAAGAAAAAATCGGACGCTTACATGTCCTTTTTGGACGATAACTTCGAACTTACCGCCAGCGAAGCGGATCGGGTGTCCATCCAAGACATGTATGAATTATGCAAAATGTGGTGGAGAAATACGTTGAACGCTCAAGCTCCCACGAAAAACGACCTACTCGAGTATGTTCAAGCGAACACCAAATATACAAAACACGGCAAAAACTTTTTTGTGAAATTGAAGTTCAAAAACGTAGAAGATATGTAAACAAATCAAAAAAATATTTATTGATCCGTTATTATATATATAATGTATATGAATCGGTGGTTGTTCACGGCCATCTTTTCATTTTGTTTGTACTTGGTGTGTGTGGATGCCCCGTTCGAAACCATGCGTGGGATGACAGCGATTCTATAAGAATGATTTGGTCAACTCCATGCTCCGGTCCGATGTTGTTATTTGTCCTCTATCTAATGGGGTTGGTAACGTGCTCGCGTCTTTTATATATTGAGCATACATTAGGATACCCGATTTGATGTTGTCGGTACATTCCCGTATCACTTTGTAGTTCAAGTCCATGATGACTTGTCCTTTACCCTTCGGGTCCTCGATACGCGCGGCGCCGTGCAAATTAAACATGTTGTTCATCACATGAAGCACCTCCATATCGCTTTGTTTCGATATATTTACACCGGTTTCATATTTCACTTGTTTAATTATTTGATTGTGCAAACAATCGACGTTCATCTTGTCGTAAAAATCGGTTGAAATCTCGTCGCTTTCTTTCCTATAAATTTTGTCATAAAAGTTCATCTTACAATGGACGGAGAAAAAAACACACTTAAAGGACTTCTCATTGTTTTTTTAATAAATGACTAATCTTGACATCATATGGCAACAATTGCACGACATTCAAAACAAGGACGATATTGAACCAGAACGATCGGTGTACGAAATTAAGTCGTGTACGACGTGTGGTTCACGCAATTCGATATGCGAGGACTCTACTCACGGGACCATCGTGTGCACACGTTGCGGTTTTGTTCTCGAAAGCGACATAATGGACGAAACCGCCGAATGGACATCGTGTGGTGCCGATTCCAACCGAAAAGCAGTTGACCCTACCCGATGTGGTGTCCCGATCAACCCCCTTTTGCGGAAAAGTTCAATGAGTACCGTCATTCAGTCCACAAACACACGATATCGGTTCATGCAAAAATTACACAATCAGTCATCGATGAACTATGTCGAGCGCAGTCGTTATCATGTATATGAACATATCAGCAAAATGGCTTCCGAAAATGGACATTTATCGAACAATGTGGTGGAACAAGCAAAATATTATTATAAAGAATTATCCAAGAGAAAGTTATCGAGAGGTGTCATACGTAAAGGATTAATTGCGTGTTGCATTTTATATGCTTGTAAAAACATGAATGTCTCCCGTTCTATCAAGGAAATATCACTGATGACGAATGTACCCGTACCCACGATCAACAAAACGACCAAAATTTTTATGGACAACATGCATGACATTTTACTGCAGACCCAATGGAATGCACCCCAAAGTGATATTCGTGCGTGCGATTATGTATTCGAAGCAACGGACAGCAACGACCTCATCACACGATTTTGTAATTTATTGCACATTGACGACAAAAAAACTCACATAAAACTCGTTAAACTTTCAAAAACCATAAACAACGACATGAATGTTGGTCACGTCATGGATTGTAAAACCCCTTCCGCGATTACCGGAGGGGTCATCATGTACGCTTGTCAACAATTGTCCATGAAACAAATTACAAAGAATATGCTCAGCAAACTGTTTTGTGTTTCTATAGTCACCATCAACAAAATTGTCAAGATGATTGTGGAACATTATAAAATCAATGATTCATCTCGATGAATCGATACGTTTTCGCAAATATGTACACGACACTCTCTGATTTGTGGTCTCCTCTTTCGAGGCTCAACATTTCCTTTCCATTCTTTCCGTTAAATCGTTTATACCCTGATGGTTGGGTTTGTAAAGAGGATAGACAAAAGGGTATCGTGTACACCCACGTCGATGGAATTGTATCATATTGTTTATTTTGTCGATATATGTGTGCATCTATCGCTTGACCTGTTTTCCCTTGAAGGCCTACTGTAATGGTTTTCAATGGCTCATAACTGTTATATTGATTCGTCTCTTGATTATATGTCGGGACTACACATACAATAAGTTCCGACACATATCCCATAAAATTTAAATCGATTTTCATATTTTTTGCATTTTGTCGAAATATTGTCTCTCGATATTGATATGTTTGGTACAAAATTGTACTTTTTGAATGATTAAACAACATCTTCTCTTCTTTTGTCAAACAATAGGCATCAAACAATAACGTTGTTTTCATCTTTACGTCCATATTTACTTCATTTTTCAATGACAAGTTCAATTGTATTTGATCATGCGGATCCACGACATTCAATTTCAGTTTCAGTGGGGTGTTTGATGGGATGTAAACACAATCCTTCAGCGATTTGTATTTTACACACACGGACAACTTACTTTCCTTCATCCACATCAATGGGAACATTTGTCGATCCAAGGCACTTTTAAAAAATGGTAGTGTCAAGTACAAACACCCTTTCCTCCCGTTTAAGCTATGTAATGTATGTTTACGACCGATCATCTCACACAATCCATTATAATTTGATTTCCGACTTGTTAACAATAATTGTGTGAACAGCAATTGTCCGGTATACGTCGCGTATTCTTGGTCGCCCACATTCACAGTGATATGATCGATCAATGATGATGCAATGTTATTTGTCCATTTGTATGCGGGTTCGATCAATGGAATTTCTATTTTCAGGATTAAATCACTCAAAAAATCGTATTCTTTACATGAAATTTCGAACACTATCAACTCTTGAAAATTATGTTCTCGTAATGGCATTTCGATAGACTCTTTATCAAACACGGTATGTCGTTTATAATCCGTTTGAAACACACTAAATTGTGGGTTGAAATTCCAATTTTTTTCGAACTCGCTTTTCGCACTCAATTGAATAAGGGAACCAATCCCGTTTTTTTCGTTTATGTCGATATCGTTCATTTAAGGCTTGATGTAGTATAATCTATACACTTAGAATACACATACAAAAATAATGAATGAGTTTGAACAAATCCTTTTCACCGATTACAACTTGATCGTGGACGATGTCGATAAACCCATTGACGATTTTGATGATGAGGGGGATGATGACGACGATCGGTCTATCATGGACGAGCATACCATCGACATTGAACCCGATATTTATGAAGATACTCATCCGTGGGACTCAAAGAGAGACTTACAAATGCGATTTTATCCCAAATATTGGGCATGGTATCCCCATGAGTTACTTTGAATTTTTTTAGATGGGTATTATATATATTCATGTCAGTTCGTAAGTTTGAAGTCGTCCGCGTTACAAAACCTGGACAAGGAAACACCCCGACCAAAAAACCTAAACAATTGTTTAAGGGTAAGTCCCCGTCATCCGCCGCTTCTAAAGCGATCACTCACGTGTGCTCCAAAATGGGCAAGAAAATAAGGGGTAAATGCGCGATGAAAATACACGTGCGTGAAGTGAAGGAAAGTTTTAAAGGCGGGTCTCGGTCCGTTGTCCCGATCAAAACAGCAACCACCGGTAAATCCAAAACATTTGCGTATCGTTCTCAAAATCCCTCTTGTTCAAAACGAGTCAAATTCGGTTCAGGTAAAAGTGCCACAGTCGTAACATTCAAACGTTCTCCTAGACTCATTGCATTATAAGTGACCTATTTCAACTATGATGTACTCAAAAGATTGTATTGATATATTTTTCAAACTGTAACTTGATTCCCTTATCAACTGCTCCACTTCATCAATGATATGGTCTTTAAACTTGATCCGGATGGTTGATTTCTTCGCATACAAATGTTTGTTCAATCTTTCTTTCAAAACTTTTTCATAATCGAACCATTCAACATCACAAAACGAACAATCGAATTCTAACGTGAACGGTTCACAAGTAAATTTCCAATACTCATCATACCACAATGATACTTTATTCACGTAAAAATCTTGGAACCTTCTCATTTTTTTGAATGTCCATCCTTTCAATTGCGCTACCTTAACCACCTCGTGATCGTCCATACATACAACATTATGTTGTAACTCCATTCGTTCATTTTCGAGAATAAACGCGACACCCATCGGTACAAAAGAAGACCCCTGTTTACTTAAGTGATATTCGTGAATCATTGATCCGTATGGCCATAAAAACATTCAATTACTTTTATGTTGTATTAATGTATTTATGTCGTATTCGCGATGTAATGGGTTATTGTTGTTAGTAAGCCTTTGGGTATCACAATATTTGTTGGACCCGTTTGTATATACGTGTGTCAATGATGTTGGTAGGATATGCATCGCACTACATCATTTAATTAACGTTTTGTTACTATTTGGTTCTTTACTATTCGGGTGGCATTCGATACATCTTCTCATGTGTATTCTATCGTTGATTGTTCATGTGTACTTTGGTATTTGTCCAATTACAACATTTACAAACAACATGTGTAAAACGAACCATCGGTTATATACGTGTGTCAATCACGTTGGTGATTATCTACAAATAACGGATATCAATACAATGTATCATATCATATTGACCGCAGTTATCGTGTATGATTTATGCAACATTGACATTTCGTGCATGAAAGCATGAGAAAAACAAAACAGTTTTTTTTTTCAATTTCATATTTTTTTCAAGTGGTTCTCTTTTTTTTTTTGATGTCCCCCCCCCCCCCCTTATCATTTATCATTGATAAATGATAAGGGGTATAAAGTTATTTACGGCTTACTGTATAATAATGTTCATATGTAAGCAATGCGGATACAATACGAAAATAAAATGCAATTTTATCCGCCATTTGACGACGTGTAAAATGCTTATCAAAAACACGAAAAATGAGGGACAAAATAACAACCCTGAGGGACAAAATAACAACCCTGAGGGACAAAATAACAACCCTGAGGGACAAAATAACAACCCTCCGGGACAAAATAACAACCCTGAACACAAATGTTCGAAATGTAGCAAGATATTGAAAAGTCATAAAAGGTTACTAAGTCATTCAATTTCTTGCACCGGTGTCAATTCGTTGCAATGTAAAACGTGCATGCGGATGTTCACCACCCAACAAGGAAAGTGGAAGCATAACGAACGGGTAAACTGTGCAAGGACTCCCCCTTCATCGTCGAGTGTTACCACGAACAACCAAATCCAAAATCAATATAACGGGCCGGTGACTATTGACAATAGTGTGCACAACAACGTGACCATACAATTAAACATACATGGAAACGAAAATTATCACATGTTGCTGGATACCATTCGGACGAAATATCCCAAGGCTTTCTTGAACATGGTCCGCGATGGCGACACAGCGAGTTTGTTACGACTAGTTCATTTCAATTCGGATTTTCCGGAGAACCAAACGATACGTAAACGTGCCAAAAAGGATGTATCCGCCGAGGTTCATATTGGGGAAGGTCAATGGGAGAAACGCCCTACTCAGCAGCTAATTGATTCATTTCGGGGAGAGACGCGAAAGCGCGTGTTCGGTTCGATTGATGAGAAATTATCCGTTGATATCGGATCACAATCGGATTTGTATATAAGGGAGGTTATGTATGAACAAAGTAAATATCCCAATGGAAACACAGATAGCTTGTTAAAACCGTTTTCAAGAAGCGATCACGAAGATGCGGAAATGGAGCTGATGCGATGTGTAAATCGAGTGAAATCGAAGCTAACGAAAGAGTATCCGTCGCTTACATCAACAAAAATGTTTACTAGCTTACTGAAGAGCGAGATGTTGCCCATTGTGCATGCGTTCGAAAAAAAATGGAACACAATCGTGCAAACCGACCGATGGAAATAAGTACAATTTCAAAACGTAAAACATTGAAATATGATATACATTCATGAACAAATGGATTTTGACTATATTGATGTTGTGCGTGTTGATAATGCACGTTTTATTGAAGCGTAACGGACGATATATAGAACCGATCCCAAAACATGTGTACACGTACTGGGAGTCGGATAATGTGAAGGAGACGGACTTCGTGAGAATGTGCATGAAAACGTGGTCGTATCATAACTCCGATTGGATGTTTCATGTGATATCCGGGAATAATTTGTGTGAGTACGCACCTGAAACGTCCAAAACAACTAGACATGGAAAGGTTCAAAAATATGCGGATCTAATAAGATTGGAGGTACTGGAACGAAATGGCGGAGTGTGGTTGGACGCGTCGATATACATGACCTCCAGTTTGAATTGGATACACGACGTCCAACGATGGAGCGAATGTACTTTGTTGGGGTTTACCAATCCCATCAGAGAAGAACATTTAATGATGGAAAGTTGGTTTATTGCTTGCACCGCACACAATGAGTATGTGCGCGAATGGAGAGCCGAGTACATGAGGAGTTACAACGATACCGAAATGTATTTACGAAATGTGCCGGAACAAATCAAACAATTGGTAGAAAATCCAGAGTATCTAACGATGAATGTGTGTTGGAAGCGCATACATGAACGTCGGAAAGACTTACATCCACAGGTTCATTTGATGAGTAGCAAATATGGGCCATTCAAATTGCAAACACTATCGAACTACAATCCTAGACAATTTAAAAAACGATTTGATACGAATAAGAATGAGGTAAAGCCGTTTATAAAAATAACTCAAATTGAGAGACAACATTTGTTGGCTTAAAATCGGAAGGAAGATGAAACGCAACCGGCCCATTTTTTGTCTTTTTCGAACCAATTCTTATCCATCTTCGGGTTTGATTTAATAAAGGCAAAGTATATACGCGGGTCGATATAATTACATCGAGAGGTTGTTAAATTGGGCGTCAATCGGTTGGAACGTGTTTTATGATGGTTGCACACTTTTGCAGCCTTGAAGTTTGCGAGGGTCAAGTTTTTCGTTTTCAATAAAACCTTCTCGAAAATCAACGAAGCGTTATATGTGCGAAAAACTTTAGCTGTTAAACCAGGTAAGAATCGGTTCAAATAGTAATTAATAATGGATGGATTGATGAGGTTGAACAAAAGTTCGTTATCACGTTGAGATTTAAAACGTTGTCGTAAGACGATAAAAAAAGGAAGGGGTAACACAAATGTTTTTTTGAAAGGTATATTGTCTTTACCATTGAAATCAACGCGAACGCGTCTTTTGGAGGAATCGACAATAAAAATGTGTTTGTTTATTCTCAACGTACAACACCCAATTGTGTCCGTTTCGAAGGTTGTGTCCTTTTCATGACCGACACGAATACAAAAAAGGTCAATAAAAAAAACCGCTAAGGCGATTTGAGCGTTTTTCGGGTCGAGCAAAATTAATTTGTTAATTTTTCGATGAATACAAGGGATTATTTTTTTTAACTTTCGAGCGATGTCGAATTTCTCTTTTACCTGAATATAGTCATCATCCAAACGTAGGTTCGTATATTTGTAACTTTGCGTTATCGGGTCCTTCCAAGATGCGGTCCAAAATTTGTCATTGAGTGTCACCACCTTGAACCCTTTTGCTTTAAACCCAGCAATATTCACGCTCGTATTGATGGTAACCTCGTTGGGTTGAATTGAAAACTTGCAAGTTCCCCGAAGGGGATGAGTCCCTCTTCCGATGAAAATATGAGGGGATTCCATGGAGTAATTGGAAAGGGCGAACTCTTTGCCATCCATAACGGCTAAATCATAGCGAGGCGCCACGGGGTGGATGAAAGGTCTCGAGTTTGGCATCTTTGTAACCTTAATCTTTGATAAAAAGGGTGCAAAATGTATGAATTTGTCACCGAGCAAAGATTTCCAAAAGTTCATGACAAGAATCGAATCGCGTCGACATACAAATTTTGCGTGAAATTCAATAAACAAGGTACTTTTTTCATCATTTAATACCGTTTGAAGCTTGCCATAAGAAAGTGTTATGATAACTTTTGAATAAACATTCCAAAATTTGGGACCGTTGTGTCGTAACGAAATCCATTTCATTTAAAGAATGTAAGGGTACTATGATATAGACACATATAAAATGGATCTAAAAAACATTAACAAACATGAACGAGATGATAACATTGTGTTTGATGAAGAACCACACATCTATTACGTATCAAACAACCCGATCAAAACTTCGGTGACGACGTTGGTCCATCAATATTTTGAAAAATTCGAAAGTGATCGGATCATAGATAATATGATGAACTCAAGATATTGGTATAAAAACAAATATTTCGGAATGACCAAGGAAGAAATAAAGGACCAATGGTCCAATAATGGATTACTTGCGACGACTGAAGGAACCAAATTTCATAAGACGATCGAACAATATTATAACAAGTGGGAGCTCGCACATCCTGATACGCCTGAATTCGGAATGTTTTTGGAATTTGCGAAAGACCATGAAAACGAATTGACGGCGTATCGAACGGAGTGGGAAATATACGACGAGAAATATGACCTAGCAGGAAGCATAGACATGATATTTAAAAATAACGACGGGACGTATTCGATATACGATTGGAAACGGACAAAGGAAATAAAAATGAAAAATGGATACCGAAAACATGGATTACACGAAATGCTAAATTATCCAGATTGTAATTATATACATTACTCTTTACAATTGAACATATACAAATATATGTTAGAGACCAAATATGGGCTAAACATCAGAGATATGTATTTGGTGTGTTGTCATCCAGATTATGATAAATATAAAAAGATCGAAGTGGTCGATTTGCAAACGGAAGTTCAGGGAATCTTAAGTAAACGAGAGGTTAGCACTCAATCAACGGAACACCATTGATCCGACTTGCTTCGTCCGCGAAGCTACTAATTTTGGTAACGATAATCTCGTCACATAATGAGAGACAGAAAAAGTCAATGAACCCCCTGTTTGAATCGATATGTTCAGTTTCTAAATATAATTCATTCATAATAATTCTACCAGGAAACATTTGATGTAAATAAAGGTAGCAACCGGTTCGGTCCGAGCACACAAAAAACATGTGTGACGGATATTCTTTCATCTTTTCAATATACACATCGAGTGTCTGAATATTTGAAGGACATGCGGAAAGATTTTTAGAAACGTCATCGAAACAACAAAAATGTGGTGACGAAGTTGGTTGTAATTTATCAATATCTTTCCATTCGTCCCCAAAATAATAGCCACGTTTCCAGTCATTAACATTGCCTTGTCTAACATGAACCCCCATAATGTTCCCCTTGTGGAGAACAATTTGATCTACCACTGATTTGTGTTTGTAGGGTATTTTATATCGAAATTGGTTGTATAACGAGTTATCTTCGTTATCGATCCCGTCTACATGTAACTCGCATGCGTAAATGCAAATATTGTCATGCACATGCGGATCAAACGCTTGCACCGTGGTTTGTAACGTGCATTCGTTGTTGAATTTAAACAATACGACGTTAGATATTTTCATGATGAAATTTTCAAAATATTGAGCGGAAACATACTTGCAGTTAAAATTGCATAAATCTTTAATGTTGGAATTGAAACCATCATCATGATGTTCGACGATAACAAGGTCACGGTGTAATAGTTTCGAAAGAGTGAAACATTTACGGATGACCCGAAGTCGGTTCCCAATTCCCCACATCGGATACACGAAGAGCGTACGATTTTTGAGGAGCAGTTTCTTTTGATACACAATAAACAACAACAAGAGCGTTAATAGTGAAATACAGATTGAAGAGACCATTATTATATACAAACCAATAAAATATCAAATCACTTTAAGATGCAGTCGAATTCATGTATCATATGAAACTTATTGAGACCCGCACGTATGTTATGAACAAGTTGCGAATGCACGTAGGAAGCGATTGTGTGGCTATCGAAAAGTCGATATTGGAGTACACAAAATGTCATGCGAAGGAAAAAGGAAAGAAAGTCATGCGATGGAGTGATATCGATGTGCGTAGATATTACTTGCGAAAATACAGAAGTGTGATGTTCAACATTGAAAAAATTAAAGAGTTGTTGTCCAATGAACAAATCGAACCGAAGGAGGTGGCCATGGTTCATCATTACCGTTTGTGTCCCCAATTGTGGGATCCAATCTTAGAAAAACATCAAATACGATACATGAATTCTCTTTTGTGGGAAGGTGGAGAGGAATGTGAAGGGTTGTTGAAATGCGTGAATGAAGAGTGTAACTCGATGAAAACAAAGTATGTGGAAGTACAAACGAGAGGCGGGGATGAGCCACTTACAGTGTTTGCAAGATGCATGGTTTGTTCCACGCATTGGACCCTAGATGGAAAATGAAAAAAAACACCTAAAGACCTGTACACCGAAGGGTATACCACAAATGGGTTCGAATAACATTGAAGAAAGCGCAAAGACAATCAGAACCAATTATGAATATATTCGAACGCATCGTCCACGTACGATATTGTTAACGAACGCGGAATACTATCGTTTGTTTGATAAACATGATGAACGGTTTAAAACCACACCGTCGGTGGTTGTCCAGAAACCGCCAAAAGCCGTTATAAAGCCTGCCACTGTAATCGTATTTTGCCGTGCGTTTAAAATGGATGGACATGTTTGTAACGCCAAAGTGAAAAAAACAGGGTTCGAATTTTGCGCGCGACATTCTAAAAAAAGCACTTAAAAGAATAAGAATTCAAGTAAGAAACAAATGAGTGAACAAACAATGAATCGTGAAATAATGACCCAACGACTCAAAGTTCTACAGGAAAAATCACTCGATTCTTATGAACGAAATATGCATGAGAAAAAAATCAAGTTGCAAGAACGTGATGATCGAATGAAAACAGCAATTCAAACGTTATTCGATTCGATTATCCGAGATAGTGAGGAAAAGATGGAAATTGCAAGTAATAATGGAAATTTCGGGACGGTGTTGTTTGAATGTACAGTCGAAAAATCGAACGAGGACGAATTTCAAAATATATTTCTGCTGAAGGGACCGATGCGATGGAATAAAGACGTATCCTTTTTCGAGACGAAGGGGTTGAAATCCGTGTATGAAATGGTGAATGAATTTTTTGATCCGATTCACGTGTACATGAAGTATGACCGTGTGTCCAAGACACATATGTTGATTGCATCATGGAAAACGAATAATCGGTGAATAATCAATGGATACTTTATTCACTTAAAGAGCGAATGGTGTATCAATTAAACATGGATTTGGAATCATATTCTGAAAAATATGTCAAATTTATGACAGCAGTACGATTAAATCATCATAATGTGAACATATCAACAATTACATTGATATGTAATTTAAACAAGGAAAAACTCGATATCCCATTTTTTACGGAAAGATTCAACAAACAAGATGTGACCATAAAAGTTTCAAAGAGTAATAAAGAGTTTGAAATATCGAAACGCGGAAAGATAAAAAAAACATTTTTCAATCAGGTGACATTAAACTACACTGATATTTCCAAAAAATCAATAAAAATATTTTCAAATGCAAAACTTCAAATCACCGGAATCTCTAGTTATTGGGAATGTAATCATGTCATGACGATGGTGCTACGGTGGTTAAACGAGATTTTTGCATCTGAATGTATTGAAATATCACATTCGTATATTGGCATGATAAATAGTAACTTTTCCATGAACCAAAAATTGGATTTGCCGGGACTTAATAACATCTTAAACCGAAATGATAAAGTGATGTCCATATACAATCCGGAAAGTTACCCAGCCATCAACATGAAAATCGTGAATGATGAGCATGTTGAATATACGCATGCAAAATCGACAATCTCCATATTCATATTTGGAACAGGGAATATCGTGATCACCGGAAGTAAATCGATGGATGATATATCAAAGGCGTATTTTTTCATAACGAATACGATCAAATGCAATCCTGAAATCCGGCGTGAGACGCATATCTCGGTCAAAAATGATAAAAAAGTCGACCATATTATAGATGGATACCCAATTCGGCAATACTTGTCAGCGCTAAAAAAATATATCTAACATAGTAATATAAATGGTTTTACCTGGGATGAGTGATGGACGTTGCTTCACCACATATATTTCGAGTTGTCAGTTGAATTCAAATATGATGAATGAAAAACAAATGAGTAACAACGAATATCGTCGATTTTTGCAAGAAAATGCACTCGACTTGATGAAAAACACGGAAAAGGTGTGTGAAACCGCGGTGATGAATGAATGCACTTATTGTATTGATATTGGTAATCGTTAAACAAATTACTTAAGGAACAAACAATGAAATTATGTACATGCTGACCAGATATGGTGTGAAGTTGGGTCTGCATGATCCAAATGTGGCCATGTATAAGGACGAGCTAACGGTATCCCCGAAACAATCCGACTATCAACGATATCCCGTTAGATATAAATTATATTTACAAACGAAAAATAATTTATATGTGCCGAGATTCTTCAAAAGATGGACCACCCCCGCATGGCCATCCGACGTTATGTGTGAAAGAATCCAAATCATAAATAACATTCAATTCATTGGAACACTACGGGACAATACGTGTCAAAACGAAGCTTCCGAACGTGTAATATCATCATTGAACATGAAAGGGGGTTGTGTGTTGAATTTACCTACCGGGTATGGAAAGACGACGGTAGCTTTGCATGTGCTTTCGGTGATGAAGGTGAAGACGTTGATCATTGTGCATAAGGAATTTCTGATGGAACAATGGCACCGGAAAATAATTGAGTTCATACCCGATTGTAAAATCGGGAAAATACAAGGAGGTATCGTGGATACTGAGAATAAGGATGTCGTGTTGGGAATGTTGCAATCGTTATCGATGAAATCATACGATGTGAACACGTTTGATACATTTGGAATGACGATCATCGACGAGGCACATCATGTGTGTAGTCAAACCTTTTCGAACATCTTTAAAAAGTTTAACACCAAATATATCCTAGGACTTTCCGCGACGCTCGAAAGGTCGGATGGTTTAACGAATGTTTTGCACTGGTATTTGGGAGACATCGGATTCACGACAAGTCGTAAAGAACAACATCATGTATATGTGAATGTAATGCCGTACACAAACCCGTTATATTCCACCCCATTTCCCAAAAACAATAATGGTAACACCAATTTGCCACTCGCGATTACACAACTAGTGGAACTCGCTGATAGAAATGATATGATAATGGCCAAATTATATGAGTTATACGCCACCGGACGCAAGATCATCGTATTGACCGACCGTCGTATACATTGTGAAATGTTGTACGAAAGAACAAAATCCGAATTGGGTGTATCGGAGGTGGGCTTGTACATAGGAGGCATGAAATCAGAAGAATTACAACAAAGTGAAACGAAACGCATCATCATCGCGACATACACCTTAGCGCACGAAGGTCTTGATATACCAACGTTAGACACGGTGATGTTAATCACTCCAAAATCTAACATAGTGCAGGCAGTTGGTCGAATTTTACGAGAAACGTTAGGGAAAAAGAATAATCCATTAATCATCGACATCTTGGACAAATGGGGGCCCTTTTATAGTCAATACAAAAAAAGAGAGTCTTATTATCTCCAAACCGGATTTAATATAGATGGGTATACACAGGAAACTGTAATGTTCCTAGAAGAAGGTGCGTTATAAAGCTGGAAAATTTGTATAGTGTGTATGATAAGATAAAGTATGGAAACTATTATCGCTGAATTACAACAAAGGATGAGCGTATTAGAGACCAAATTAAACCGTCAAGAAAAGGCATTTCGAAAACTCAAAAAAGAAATGGTACCTGAGAGTGAACGCAAACCCCGTAAACCGAGTGGGTTCGCGAAACCAACCTACTTATCTCCCGCATTATGTACCTTCCTGAAAGTGGATACCGGGTCGGAATTAGCCAGAACGGAGGTTACCAAACGTCTGTTAGCATATGTGAAGGATAATAACCTTCAAAACTCCGAAAATCATCGCGTAATCGATTGTGATCAAGCGATGACAACCTTGTTATCTCCCCCCGTCGGAGAAGATGTTACATACTTTAATATTCAACGTCTTCTGAAAGGACATTACATTAAAACTGACGATACCGTACCGGTCGTTGTCGAACCCCCGGTAGTTACGGTCAATGACACAACTGAAGCGAAACCGGCTGCCGTTAAAAAAACGAGAGCAAAAAAAACGGCAACGAAGTAAATGTAACTTAAAATGTAACTTCGTAGTATAGAAATAAGCGAAATAGATGGAAATAGTCCATAAATCATTGTGTCAACGAGAAGAGATTGAGAAAATATTAAAATTCAGGGTTCGGAACATTCAATTGTACCAGGAAGCCTTGCTTCACAAATCTGCTGTGAAACTTTATGATGTTCAATTATCAAACGAACGGTTAGAGTTCATAGGAGATTCTGTATTGAATCTTATAATAGCAAGGTGGATATACGATTCGTACCCGACGGAAAACGAAGGGTTCATGACGAAATTAAGAACTCGAATCGTTAGTGGTCAATGTTTGGCGAAGTTAGCAAGTAATCTCGAGCTTCATAAATATATACGAATGAACGATAAGGCGTTACGTCAAGGATGGAACACGAATCCACGAATTTTGGAGGATACTTTTGAAGCCATTATCGGAGCCTTATATCTCGACCAAGGAATTCAAAAAACAACGGAATACATAATTAATGACCTCTTAACGCAATTGGATATTACGGGAATGCTAGTGGATACGAATTATAAGGATATTCTCATGCGATACACACAATCGAATAACAACAAATTACCTGAATATACAATTATTCGAGAAGACGGACCCAATCACAACAAACAATTCGTTGTGAGTGTGAGTATAGAAACGAATGCGATAGGGGAAGGGGTTGCGAAAAGTAAAAAACAAGCGGAACAACACGCTGCATACCATGCATTACAATGTATGGGTCTCATTTCGTGATAAGAATAAAAAGTAAAAAAAAAAGATTTGTAAATACTAGTAATGCTCGATTACAGTGCTGGGATATTAGTTTATATAGAACACAATGGAGAGAAATTATTTTTGTTAGGCAAAGATGCCAAATATCAAAGCTGGAGCGATTTCGGAGGCAAGGTGGATGTGGAGGATCGAAGCGATCCTTTAGAAACTGCCGCGAGAGAGTTTTACGAAGAAACAAGTGGAGTGTTGCTTAGTAAATCGAACATGTACTCAATGTTGAAAAAACATGGAAGCAAAATCGAATGTACATCCTATCGGAAGAAAAGGTACTATATGTACATCTTACGAATGGAAATCGATGAATCATGTATTGAAAAGTTCAAAAACCAAAATCGTTTTCTGAAAGCCGTTCCAGATCCAATGTTGAGAAAGTTTATAGAAAAAGATGAGCTTCAATTTTTTTCGATGAATGATATCATAGGATCACCCAAACAGTTTAGGAGCGTGTTTTACAACAGTATTATGAAACATATCGATGTAATCCGAAGTGCGTAACACTTTAAAAAAAACTTTCGTAACACAAACTAATAGCATGTCCGTGGATGGCATACAAATAAGTAAAGAAGACGATGCTGCAATGATCGATTTGTATCAAGAATCGAGTGATGAATCGGATATTGTCATAAAACAAAAAAAACATAAAAAACGAACCCCCACTCATCGACAACAACATACACCGGTTGAACCTGCCCGCGCACCGCCTCAACGGTTACAAGAGGGACTCGATATGTTTACGAACCCGGAGAAGATGCGTGCGCCGGTATCCGAACAATCCAACGAAGAAACGGGGTCGGAGTTGTCCATACCAACTCCATATTCACGTGACCATCAATACATGGAGGATGAAGAAGAGTTGGAAGATCAGCCATCGGATGGCTTTCAGACAATTGATGACGAAAAACAAGATTTAATCTACAAATTTTACAGAATGCAAACAAAGGGTATACCGGTCAATAAAAAATACAACATGGCATCGGATGTGCACGAAATGCGTCGAGAGTTTCATCGTATCCAACGGGATATGGACGTTAATCAAAGCATTAAGTTTTCAAGACGAATGTTGATGGCTTGTGTTACCGGAATGGAGTTTTTGAACAAGCGATACGATCCATTCGATGTTAAATTAGAAGGTTGGTCCGAATGTGTGATGGAAGGCATCGATGATTATGATAATGTGTTTGAAAAATTACACGACAAATATTCGTCAAAGGTGCAAATGGCACCAGAAATCGAATTGTTGTTATCATTGGCAGGAAGTGCGTTTATGTTTCATTTGACAAATACGATGATGACAAACATGCCAAATTTAAACGATATCGCAAAGAATAATCCCGATATCATTCAAAATTTGATGAAATCAATGGCACAAGCAAAACCGTCGACAACCACACCCAACACAGAACCCGTTGGTTCAACCACCCAAAACGAAGGGAATGTACGCGAAATGAAGCCTCCTATGTTCGATATATCAAGTGTCATGGGAATGTTGAATCCAGGTGGTGGGGGAGGAGTCCAAATCCCCCCACCACCGATTCCGATGGATCGAAACATCCATATTCCGCCTGCATCGATACCTTCCGGTACCCCAATAAACAATTCCATATTTACACAACCGATTCATAGTAGAACTGCCGATAATCCTGTCGTGTCCACCACGGTGCAAACCCCAATCCGCATGCCAAGTCCATGCGCTTCGAGTGTGAGTGTATCCTCTTTAGAAAGTGATACGGCAACAAAAGTGATTTCGTATAACGAAAGTGAGACAACGACTACGCGGTCTAAACGTGGACGTAAATCGAACATTAAATCAACCTCTGAAAATACAATGTCGATTTAAATAATATGTTTAGGTATATAAATTGCAAATGATTTTGACGTACACTCCTCTTGACGAAGCATGGGACCTGAACACAAACGATGCACCAAACTCCTCGAACCCGAAAAATAGAACACCGAACGATTCACCAAATTCGTCGACGTATCAACTTCGAACACGCAACAATACCGTCGCCCGAAATGTGCAACGCGATTCGGAAAGCCAAAACGATGAAGTGCAAGCTTCGAACAGCGGTGGGTCCTACGACTCGATGACAATTAATTTAGATGGGTTTAACCCAGCCCGAATCGATGTGGTGATTTCAGACACCGCCTTGATAAAACACATGAAGGAATTGTCGTACACCGAACAACAAGCATTAGCTACCAAGGTGTTGTTGACCTATTTCAATGAAAATCCCAATGCGTCGATACAACCCAAACAAAATAATCGATTCGAAATACCACCCGACCAAACGAATCGGGTTGAAAACCCACCCAAATCCTCCGCGAACATTGAGACATACAAACCGATTTTTAACACCGCCCCAAATTCGTCGTATTTGCGCCAACCGGACAACATGGGAAGCAATCAGATCGAGTTTTACAAAGCATCTGACGACCGATCACCCTCCATGTCGAATGGATACATGTATATGTTGTTGGCGATGTTGTTATATGTGTTGTATGAAAAAACATCGTTCATACTAAGCAACCAATAAACGTTCATTGTTGTTGCAACATGCCCAGCACATGCTCGATTGTTGTAGATTTTCCTTTAGCGCTCTTAATTTTCAAAGGATTGTTAATTATTTTCGGTTTAGATGAACCGCCAAAAAGATCGTCCGTAGTCTCGTCATAGTCCGTATAATCCGCGATATTCGTGTGTTTTGAGGTGTGTTGATGTTTTTCAATATCGTAAAGAATGAGCTTGATAGGTGGCAAGGAGAAATTTATCAAATTGGTATTCCCTCGAAATTCATCGATACCCATCGAACCACCAAATACCTTTAACGCCTGTCGAGGTGGTGCACAATGCATTTCAATCATTGGGTCGTTTTGACTGTCTTGTAAATATTGCGTTATTAACATGTTTGTATTAAATTTATTAGTTACATTCGAGTTTGTGTCGTTGTTGTAGCTTTTCATACATGGAAAACTACAAAATTGTCCAATACCCGTGTACGTGTTGTTATGTTGGTCGTAGTCGATTGGCATGTTAAGTACCGCATTAGGAGTAGGATGACAACACCACCAACACCAACACGCAACCTTTTTGGGCATCTATTTAAATTCAAATCGTTTAATCTTTAAAATAAAGAAATTGTGTAAAGGTAATGAGTTTTGCTACACCAATATCCCAATTGTCCGGAACGGGTCCGTCTCAACCACGACAAATGGCCGTCTCTGATGGTTCCGAAAAACGACCGTCCTCTCTAGAAAACGTTTCGTATTCGGATATACTTCAGAACATGAAAAACGAAATGAATGTCCCTCCCGAGTCCGTTGTTCAAACGCCGATACAAGATACACGACAACAACAAATGCAACAACAACAACAACAACAACAAATGCAACAACAACAACAAATGCAGTATCAACAACAAATGCAACATCAACAACAAATGCAACATCAACAACAAATGCAACACATTCAGAATAACGAACCTCGTCGACCTCGTAAACGGGTTCCGTCGAAACAAACCGCATCTGTGTGCTCGGACGATTCACAAGCGTACGACGATGATCCTTTGAATGATTTGGGGGCGGATAATATGTTTCAAACCGACATCGCGTTACTTTTTCTGTTAACCTTTATGATTCAATTGCCATCGGTACAAAAAATGGTTTCATGCAAAATACCGAGCATGTACAACCTCGAACTCAATCAACTATCAATCGTTGGGGTGTCGTTTAACGCCGCATTCGTTGTAGTTTTTTGGATCATTTGTAGGAAGGTGGCGTACAAGTACTTGAAAGCTGTTTAAAGATTGGGCACGTATGTATACAAGCTAATCATGGAAAATAAATCCCAAAAGTTGTTGGGATTTCTGAAGGCTTATTATAATGATGTCGATAAACTGCAAATCGTTTTAGACGTGATTCACACGCCGTCCAAAATTGAAATGGACAACAACAAGGTGTCATTGCGATTAATTGATTGGTTGGTCACAAATTATTCGAAATCATTAAATATCGTATACGAATTGAATGGAAAATCGTTTAATATGCATCAAAGTTACAAAAACATGCTGAAAGCGTATTCAAAGAAAATGTTTGACCCTTTTCGTAGACACAATCGTGTGTACATTGATTGTGCCGTGCTTCAAAGTAAGCTTTTGGAGACGACGGTTGCTCAACTTACCTTTTTTAAGTGGGCAATTGAGAACAATGTCATTACATATGCATTAGAACATAAGAAACTCATCAAAACCCATATGGATAATCACACACAACATCGTGTTAACGGTTTACATTGCTGCGATGACAAATTGAACAAACGGAAGGAGCTTTCAAAAGCATCGAAGGGGGCGAACATGTACAGTGTGAATTTGAAAGTATCGTTTAACTGATGTTTTTTTTTTGCTTAAATACTTTAAATGTTAAATAAATTAGATTCCAGGTCCATGGGAATTATCGCGATCGTCTTTGTCATCACTTTCTGTTTGCTTTATTTTACGAACGAGAACATGTTCAACATGGATTATTTGTCAATAGGAATTATTTCGTTGTTGCTTGGTATCATATGCGGGGTACTATATTTTAAAAACAAGGGCGCTCGTACCACGGAACCTCCCGCCACGCTTACTCCCAATCAGGACCCCACCGCTGTAATCGCACCGGAGACCAATGTACTAACCAACAGACCCGTAGTGAATCGACCTAGCAAACAAAATAACAATTTCACTTAAACACGATGGTGACTCAATAGTATACGATTCACTATGGTTAAGAATTGCGGCAAAGGTGGGAAAAGCCATCGTAAGATGAAAAGCGATCAATTTGTTGACCATTCGCAAATGTTGGTTTTCAAAGACGGTCACGATCAGGAATATGCATACATTAACGATATGTTGGGGAACAATCGGGTAAGATGCACTCTTCACGGGAATAACAACCCTATCATCGGAATCATTTGCGGGAAAATGAGAAAAAGACACATTCATCGCATTTCCAAGAATGATGTGGTGTTGGTCAGTATTCGTTCCTTTCAAGATGATAAGGTTGATGTGATTCACGTTTACAACGATAATGACATCAAACAACTCATATCATACAAGGAAATTTCACAAACTTTTCTAAATTCGGAGATTAACGAGTTATCGGAAAACGCGAATGATGATTTTACATTTGAAAATGTTTAAGGTTATGCATCGTATCATTGTCATATATACATGAACCCTTACGAGGTGTTGGGGATACCACCTTCATCAAGCGCGGAAGACATCAAAAAGGCATACAAAAAACTTGCCATTAAATATCATCCGGATAAAAACAATAACGACGATACCAAATTCAAAGAAGTTAACGAAGCTTATACAAAGTTGACCGATCCAACTCCCGAGTTCGACCATGGACCCATGGATTCGTCTGGATTCCCCCCTGGGTTTTCGTTCCGTTCAAATGGTTCCAGCGTATTCGAAGAATTTTTCAACCACATGAACAACATGTCTAGGACGGTGGAGGTAAAATTTACATTGGAGGAGTTTTTCAAGGAAAAAACGCTCAATATCAATGGGAAACATGTACGCATACCGATCGGTGTTTCGCCGGGTACGTGCGTAAAGGTACACGAACTTGGACTTACGGTGATTATCAAGGCCCACAAACATAATGTATTTACGATCGACAATCATCACAATCTAGTGTTGCGTCAAAGTATAAGCCTGGCGGAAGCGTTGTTGGGCTTCACGTCCCGAATCAAACATCCGAACGGGTCGTATGTGTACATCAAATCACCACCCAATGTCGTTCTTAACGAAAAAACGAAATACATGTATAAGGGAATGGGTTTACCTCTTGATTGTAATATGGGACTTTCCAAATTGATTGTTTTGTTTGATATCATTATGCCTTCCAC